GTGAAAATCTCAAACCCCAGAAACGACAAAGCCCTGAATAATCAGGGCTTTGTCGTACATAAGATGGCGGAGGCGATGGGATTCGAACTCATGGACCTGTTACAGTCGACGGTTTTCAAGACCGCTATGGAAAGCCGCTGAATACGCGGCCTCAGACTCTTTTTCGTTCCAATACTTTTGTTTTGCAGCACCTCTACAGACCGCATTCTACAAGGGGCGCGATTTGAGTTATGGAACGCATTTTTTGCCTATTTTGATGGTTTGGCGATGGCGCCGACGCGACGATAAACTCGCTCGGTAATATCGCCTTTTGTGTGCCCGAGCAGCAGGCTGGCGTCACCCACATCGCTGATTTCCGACGCCGCCTTTGGCCGAATGTCCCGGAACTGAAATTCACCGATCCGCTTCGCCAGCAGTTCGTCTCCCTGCTCAAGCGCTTCCAACTTTGCCTTCTCCCGCGCCGCGTCCCACCGTTTCCTCAGCATCGTCGCCGTCATCCGTTTACCGCTCCGGTTGATGATCAGGTAGCTCGAGACATGCGCAGCGTTTCGCTCTGTGATTGCCGCGATCAGAATGCCCAGGCTGTTCGCCTCTCCGGCGGTCGTCATCTGAATGCGCAGCTTCTTGTGCGTCTTGTTCTGCTGAACAGTCAAAAATCCGCCTTCAACATCATCCTTCCGCATAACCAGCACATCTGCCGGCCTTTGCCCGGTCAGATAGGCCAGGTCCATCGCTTCTTTCAGCTCCTGAACTGCCTGCTTGTACACCGCCTCCCAAACCACATCATTCGCGTAATAGTCCCTCGGCGTCTCCTTGTTCTTGCGCACACCTTGGCAGGGATTTTCTTTTGTCGTCAGCCCCCATTCCCGGGCGATGTTGAAAATGTGGGAGAGGGTAGCGATCTCACGGTTCGCCCGGACCTTTGCCGATCGCGCGTCTCTGTAGCCAGCAATCGTTGCTGGCGTGATCGAGTCGATCGGTGCGCTATCGAACATCGGCCGAAGCTGCTTGATCTCCGCCAGGTTGTCCTTCTGCGTGCGCGGTGCTTTCTTCGGCACCACGTCGCGAATGTATCGATCGAAGATTCCCTTCATGGTGCGCAGGTCGACCGGCTTTTCCTTGGCTTCGAGTTCGGCCCACTTCAGCCTGGCCTTGTCGATATCCTTGCCCAGAGGGATGTCATTGCCGAGCAGGTCGCGGTAGTAATATGCGGTCCACGTACTACCGTTTTTGCGCTTTCGGGATCGCTTGTACATTCGAGGGGGCAGGTGCTGGTGCTCGGTCTTGCGGGGGCGCATATCAATTCACTCGCGAATAATCAGGTGTCCATACCGGTGCGGCCGGCGGCGGGTTCGGATCGGCGATGGTGGGGCTGATCATGCCCAGCTTCATGCGGGCGTACATCCGACCAACCAGAGGACGCTTGCCGCGGCTTTCGACGAATACCCACTGGCGATCAATCAGCCAGCGGCGCTGGTAGGCCCGTGCCTTGTAGCCGGTGAGCTCGGCCAGCTCCTCGTCGGAGAGAATTTCAGTTTCCATTGTGTTGCTCCATGCCGCGCGTGGCGGCAGAAGGTGGTTATTCGGTTTTGGTGGGGAACCACTCGTTCTCGTATTCGAACTGGGTGCAGCGCTCGACCTCGATGCTCGGCAGTTGCCGGCGGAAGGTCTCAGTCCCGTAAGGCTTGGCCACGTATTCGGCCGCTTCTTCCATGAACGTTTCTTTGAAGATGCGCAGGAATTGATCGGCGGCCTTTTCGTGATCCTCCTCGCGATAGTTGCCCACGCAGATAGCGCCGCGGCACACGCGCCAAACGATTCGCTGGGGCTGCTCTTCCGCCGCTTTGATCTTGTCTGCGGCCGTGTTGCGTGCGAAGCGAAGCTGATCCAGCGTCATCGTGTCGAGCCATTCGACGGTGCCCATTCGCACTGTGTGGCCGTGTTCGCACTTGATTTCAGACATACGAATTCCTCGCCCGCCGTACACCGGCAGGCTGTTGAGTTGGGGGAGGGGTTAAGGCTTGTTCGTCTGCAGGCGTTTGCGCGCAGCGGCAACCAAGGCTTTCGAGGTGCTTGCTACGCCGCCGGCAACGTCCTCGGGGAGGATCGCGGTATTGCAGTGAGGGCAGAGCGGGGCCATCTTCGTGCTGCGCCAGGCTTCGTCCATCACCTTAGCGGCACGACTGCGGATCTGGAATTTTTCTGCCTCGGCCAGTTCGGCAGCGCGGCGATTGATTCGGCCCGCTGCGGCGCTGAACTTTTCCACCAGGTGGAGAAAAGCGTCGAACGCTTCGACCCCGGTTTCGCAATCACTGCACCAGACGCGGCGCTCCTTGTCGTCGTAGACCATCTTCCTGTGCGTGCATGAAGAGTAAGGTCGGCGAGTGAGGCCCCGGGCGACTCGGATATCCTCGATCTGCACGACCTTGACGCCGTATAGATAATCCTGCGGCTCAATCGGTGCACTCATCGCCACGGCCCCCTGTAGATCAGGTAGGCCATGTAGAGCGGGGCGAAGATCATAGTAGGTGCGCTCCTGCTTCGAGTAGGCCGTCGCGGTCTTCGCGCAGGTTGTCGCGCTCGGCCTTTAGCTGGTCGCGCTCCCTGATCAAAGCCTTGATAGCTGTCGAGATGTTGCGGTGACCCAGCGTGATGGTGATGGCCTGGGCCTCGTCGAACAGCTTGACCTTCTGGTCTCGGTCGTCCGCTGCTCGTGCGGCCAGTTCTTTTTCGCGGACCTTGAGGCAGCGCTTGCAGGTGACGTATCGCCAGTCATTGGTGAGCTGCTCGTCGGCCATGTCGCCGTCGGTGCCGCAATAGACGTGCTCTGGCGGATCCTGATCTGCCTCGGTGCCGCCGTCCCACGGGTAAAGGTGAACCGCGCGCTTGGTCATGGCGTCACCTTCTGGCCGAGCAGCACATCGCTGACGACCTCCCAGAGTTGAGCTGGCGACCATTGGAACCGGTCGAAGTCAGTGTCAGGCTCAACGCCGACGCGGCAGGTTGAGTGGGCACCGGCCGGATACTCGCCACGCTTGGCCATGATCGTCGCCACACGCCCATCGCTGCCCGGCTCAGTGCGGTGATATGCGTATGCTCGGGTGTTGTAATCGTTGCCGGCGGTAATTCCGATTGTTCCGACATGCACCAAATCTGCCCGACCGTCCGGCGTCCATGGCCGGCCGCCGCCCGCTGTCCGAGCGCCTTCGTGGAGGTAAAGCATGAATTCGCCGGCGTCATGGCAGACGAGTTTGAACTCATGGTTGAACTGCGTGCCGACAATGACGCGGGAAGTGAAGTTGAAGCGGTGGTCATGGATCGCTGAATGCTCGAAGCACGCCCGCCGCGGCAGTTCAGGGTGCCACACGTGCAGCCGTTGATTGCCCTGGAGCTGAACCTGTACGAAGCCCAGCCCGTGCAGCGTGATTCTGTCCGTCATTACGTCATCGATGATCATGGCGTCACCTCGCGGCGTGCCCACCAGCAGACCGGACCATCGTCGGTGTCGTGGATCGACAGGCAGAACCAGCCTTCACCATCTGGACGATCCGGCTCCCAATAGCTGCAATCCGGATCGTGGGAGTCGAAGTAGCGCTCCGATATCTCGTCCGGCGCATCCTCAATACTTGTCATCTTCACGACCAGGTGCTGCTCGGCGAGCCACTTCTTGCACTTCTCGCCATCACCTTCATCAAATGGCGGCAGTTCCGGGTGCCAGAACATGCCGTTTTCATCGCGCACAACCGGTGCCGGCTGAATCAGTTTTATCGTTTCCATGGGCGAGCTCGTCCTTGCCGCTATAGCGGCTGACTTTAAGGGGGAGGGAGTAATTCTGCGGGAGGAGTACAGATGTACTCTTATCGGGATTCGGCTGATTCGCTGGCTGGGTGAGTAGCGTTCCAGCGCTCGAAAGCCTCCTGTGTGGTCGCGGCCTCGATCTTCTCGTCGCACTGGTTGCACGCCGCCACACCGCCCGAGGCACCGACATCGCGGTGGCCTTGCTTGCACGGGCTCATGTGCCAGTCGTCATCCTGCTCCTGTTCAGCCACCTCAACCACCAAGTGCTTGCCGCAGGAATGGCAGAAGCGCATGCCGTTTTCTTCCGGCCCATCCTCATGGAATGACCAGGTCTCACCGCAGCCACTGTTCCAGATGCCGCTGTCGTCTTCGCGACTCCATTTGCAAGTCCCGGCACGATCATCGTTCAGTTGATCCGCTGCGTTCAGGCGCAGCTGCAGGGCGTCACGCTCGGCGGTGAGTCGCGAGACCTCGCCTTCAGCTGTCGCGAGCTTGGTGTCGCGTTGGTATTCGTCAAAACGCCGCTGCGCTTCATCGTCGCCACTCAAGCACCCACAGCGATGTGGGTGTGCCGTGTAATCGATATGACAGAGTCGGTCAGGGTAGGACTTTGGCTTGGCGCCGGTCGCCAGTGCCAGCAGCGATTCGGAAGGTTTGTTTTCTGTGGGCATGGGGCGTCCTATGCCGGGGGCATGCCCGGGCAGTGGAATGGGAGGAAGTTTGAAGGCCCATATAATGAAGAGAGCCAACGTCTCTCTCATTTCTGGAGACTTCACTCAATGAAAGGCTTGATCGCCGATTTGATGTACCAATTACTGATCGAACTACTCAGCCAAATGCTGATACGCCTGGTCGATTGGCTGGCGGCGATGCCGTGGCTGTGACTACGCCGCGGCTGCTCGCTGTTCGACAGCGCTCCACGGGTCGTTGGCGCGTGCCAGTGCTGCCATCGGCGGCGGGCTGACGCTGTTGCCGCACATGTGCACCTGCTGGGTCTTGGTAAACTGCTTCCCGTCGGCGCCGTGGCTGATGATGTAGTCGTCGGGGAATCCCTGAGCCTTGTACAGCTCGGCCGGTTGCAGCATCCGCAGGCAGATGTCCACGATCACGTAGGGCGTGCCCTTGATGGTGACGGTGACCAGGCCCAGTCGATCCTTGGTTGTGACCGTGGGGGCTGGTTCGCCGGCGCCGCTCACGTTCTCGGTGCCGTAGTAGCTGATCAGGAATGCGGCGACCCGCAGCGCGCCGGCTTCAACGTCTGGCGATAGCTGCAGCTCGACCAGCGAGCTCTTGCCGCCACCGCCCGCGGTGATGGTCGGCGCCGGCTCGTCCACGCCCTGGCCGACGCTGGCGCCGAACTGGCGTTCCATGAAGGCCGTGACCAGCCCATGGTGGGTGCCGCCGGCACTGACGGTATACAACGGGTCTGAAGTGTCCCGGGCATCGCAGTTGCCGCGCAGATGCACCAAGTTCGCGGTCACCAGCTGCTGCTGGCTGCCGGTGTTGGTGATCGTGGTCATCGGGTCCTCGATGCTCTTGGCGGCCGTGGTGTTGAACCCGCCATTCATCTGGGCCATGAACACCGTCGAGATGCCCATGGCGTGCGCGGCGCCGGCAGGGCGCTGGTAGTTGCCACCACTGGTGATGGTCGGCAGCGGCTCGTCGAGCGCCTTGCCTTCATCCGAGAACCGGAACTTGACCAGGTGCGCCGCCGCGATTGCGCGGTGGTTCTGGGTCATCAGCGTTCCGGCTGGCTGATCGGCTGACGCCGGTTTGCCGCTGTACGCTGGGCCACCAGCACCAACCATCACCGGACTGATCAGCGTCAGCTCGCCGCGATTCGCGCAGGTGACCGTTGGCAGCGGGGCGTGAGGATCGTTGATCCGGTCGCTGCCCTGATGCGTGGCTGGGGCAATGATCGGGCTGGCCATTGCGAACGATCCGCCGCGCGGCCAGGACGTTACAGTACGCAGCGGCTCGTTCGCCGACTGCACGCTTCCCCCGGACCAGTTTGCGATCGGCACGATGAACGGGTCAGCCGCGTCGATGACGAACTTCTTCATGCCCTTGGCGATTCGGCGCAGCGTGGCCGGAGCCAGCGGCTTTGCCCGGTCGAAGATGCTTTTGCTCGGGATGGTCCAGTCGATGCACTCGGCTGCGGTGCGCCACTTTTTCTGGCCCTTGGCCGGGTTCTTCGCGTGGGTCGGCTCAGGCCACACGATCGGCCGACCGTCGCAGCGAGCGATCATGAATAGGCGCTCACGGCTGGTCGGGGCGCCGAAATCGCAGGCCTTGATCACTCGCCATTCGACGGCGTAGCCCAGGCGCTGCAGCTCAGCGACGAACACGCGCCAGGTCTTCCCGCGCCGCGCTGGGTCCGGTACCAGGAACTGCTGGCTGACCGGTACGACCTCGCCAGGCTCAGCAACACCGCCGCCCAGCTTCACGACGCGCCCGGTGACCTTGCAGCGCTTGGCGATCAGCGGCCCCCACTGGAGGATCTGTTTCACGTTTTCCAGGCTGATGACGCGAGGTTTTTTCTTGCCGGCCCATTTCAGGCCAATCCACGACAGATTCCGGATCTCGCGCTTGCGGGGCTGACCGCCGGCGGCCTGGCTGTGATGCGTGCAGTCCGGCGACATGTGAAACCAGCCCACGGCCTTGCCGCCGCACTCGGTGTCGGGATCACCGTCGAACACGTCGGTCGTGTAGTGCTTCGCGCCCGGGTGATTGACGGTGTGCATGCTGATCGCCGCGGCGCTGTGGTTCTTCGCAACGTTCACCGCGCGGCCCAGGCCCATTTCCAGCCCGGTACCAGCGCCGCCGCCACCGCAGAAGAAGTCGACAACGATCTCATCGTCCTGAGTGCTGAAGCCGAGTCCGTATTGAGTTTTGAAATCGAAGGGGTGTTTCTTCTGTAGTGCGGACATAGGGGATCCTCGCCGATAGCGGTTTGCTCCGGCATAATCAGTTAATTAGCAAAAAGGAGAACGTCTTGAAGAAGGACTGGATTATTTGGCTGACCTGCGTATTGATATTTCTTGCAGGTGTTACGTGGGGCAGTATTAGGCTGAAAACGGATTTCTATACCGTTGACAATATTCACGACCTGTTTGAAATACTTTCTTCCGCTGCGACGGTTGTGGCTGTGATCCTTGCAGCTTTCAGTATTAATGCATGGCGAAGCCAAATAAAAGCAGAGTCAGACCACGAGCTAGCCCGCAAATTGGCTGTCTCACTGATAAATCTTAAGGAAACTATTCAGTCAGCTTATGCAGATATGCAGTTCTGTAGGAATAACTGCATTGTTGGTTTTGAGGGGCTTCCGCCAGACTTGCTTAGAAGCGTGACAAATAGTTTTATAGTTAGAATGGAGAAGGCTAAAACTCAGAGGGCTGACTTGCAAGTGCTTCTCATTGAGGCACGTGCTTTGTGGGGGGATGAGCTATCAAACTCATTCGGTGGAATAATAAATATTTGTGATGAGTTTTATGGGTGTGTGCGTCTTTTTTCGGCGGCAATTGAACCAGATGTAAAATTTGAAAGGGTAGATTTATTCAAAACCAGGATCATAGAGTTAGGCGACAAGTTTGAGCTTGATGGGTGGCAAGAGGGCAGGATTTTGGCGAAGGCGGATGAGCTATCGAAGCAGGCCTATGAGTATATAAAATCCAAACTGCTGAGATAAATCATTTCACTTTTGCGATTTCGTTTCGGCATTGCAAAGGATCGGACTGAGCATGCAAATGATCCATTGCCTCGCCGGCTGGCGTGATTCGTAGAAGTGGGGTATTTGTGTTCGGCCCGGCATGGAGCCGGAAGGAGATGAATATGTTTGTGCCACTCCATGGTTCAGAATTCCCCGCAAACGCTTTCAGGTTTCGCGACCGGCTGATCAGGTACACCTACCGCGTGGACATGAAGACCGGCATCGTCGGCGGTGTCGACATTGATGCGAAGATTCAGGATGGTGAGGCCGAGGAGCGCATATACACCCTGAGAGGCGAATGGCATTCAAAGGACGAAGCCCTGTCCGCTGCCCAAGATTGGACGGTCAAGTACTTCGATAGACTTCAGGCCTGATCACCTCATCACCGGGATCTGCCGCAATCTCGGCCATGCTCTTCTCGTAAAATGCTCGCGACACCTTTTCGCTAGGTTCGTAAGGTGTCGTGACACGACGGAGCATCTTGGCCTGGGTTTCGAAGTCGCCGGCGATCAGGTTCATCAGCAGCCGCTGGTGAACGTCCTGCTGGTTGTTGATGCCGTGGGCGGCCATGACCCGCTTGAGGTCTGGCTTAAATACCCCGGCGACCTCAATCGTGAACTTCTCGACGCCCAATGCAGCATCCTTCGCTGCCGCCTTCTCGCGCTTTTTCTTCTGCTTGATGGCTTCCTTCGTCGGCTCCTGTTCTTCGGCCATGGCCTACCTCTTCAATTCCGCTGGCCGGCAAGTCCAGCCAGGTCTGTCTGCGGCGCTGGTGCGCCCTATTGATGGTCCGTCTCACGCTGCTGCCTTCACCTGGTGCCAGGCGCCGGCGGTGTAGAACAGCTTCGCTGCCTGGGCTTCATCCATCGAAACCTCGTCGGGAATGGCGATCCAGCCTGACGCAACCAGATGGTTCGGGTTGGCGCTGTTGCGCAGCTCCAGGTAGTAATGCTCGATGGCATCGGTGAGGCGCTCGACCTTGTTGATACCCTCGGGCGAGATCTCGACCGACTTGATGTACTCCGCGCCGCGCTCGTCTCGACACATGGCGGCGATGTAGATCGTCCAGCGGTAGGAGAAGTCGAAGATCGCGTTGGCGATCGCCAGACTGCGTATCTGCCGGCAACTCTTCCAGTTCGCCATGATCTGGCTGCCGCTCGGGTCGATGTTCACCACCGCGACGTGGTTGGTGCGCAGCAGAGCCCGGCAACTGCGTTCAGCCCGGGCGAAACCGTTGTTGGGTTTGCGTTTCGACTTCATAGCGAGTCCGCCATTTTGCGCAGAGTCTTTCGGTCAGCGGCCGATATCGGCTTCGGTCGCCGCTTGAGGACCGTTTCAGGGTCTATCTTGTTGGAGCGGGGCGGTGGCAGCGGATTGCGTGGCGGGCTTTTCAGTTTGTCGATCCGCCCGCCGGCGGCCAGGTACTGGGCGACTCGTTCAGAGATCGCCTCAGCGTCCGGCCGGTGCTGCTCCACCAGATTGAGATGGTTGCTGATCATGCCGCCACCTTGACCAGCTTGACGCCGGCCATGCTGAACTTAGCGCCCTGGGCGGCGACCATTGCGTCGAGCTTCTCCCAATCTACGGTCAGCACCGAAATCGGTGCGTGACCGCCGGCGACGGCATGAATCAGCGCTTCCAGATCAAACACCTCGGCCTGCAGGTTCACCGGCGTCGCGGTTGCAGTCGATGGTTTCGAGGCTGACTGAACCGGCGCCGCAGCTTTCATCGGTGCCGGGCTGGCAACTGGAGCCTGTTCGATCGGCGCCTTGGCCTTTGCCTCGTCCTCGATTCGCTTCAGCTCCTGCTGGCGGATCTGCTCGCGCTGGGCTTCGGCTTTCTGCTCCTCGGCCTTCTGGTGTTCCGAAATCCGCAATTTGATCAGCGTGATCAAATCGTCGTTTGCCTTCATCACCAGTTGCTGAATATCGTTAAACAGGAAAGCGTAGTCGGCCGCCAGCTCAGCCAAGCTGGCCAGGTTCAGGCGAATCGCGTCGGCGGCCTGGCTCGCGGCGATTTTCGCGCGGGCCAGCTCAGTATCGACAGCGTCCTGCAAGCTGGCGATCGTTCGCTTGTTCTTCATGACGCCGGCGAAGTCTGCGGCGACTCCCGGCATGGTGACCCGGCCCAGTGTCTTGTTAATCGCCGCGACATGGTCTGCCAGTGACTGCTCTGCTTTCTGCTTGATGTTGGTCTTCACCAGCAGCTCTTGAGCCTTCACCAGTTTGTCGACCTTCAGTCGAGTCTCGCGAGCGTGAGCGCTGATCCGATCCAGTGAGGAAAAGAGGTCGTCAATGGTCTGGGTTTGAGATAGTGCCTGTTTCTTCGCCGTCGCCACGGCCTCTTCAACATCGCCGCACCATTTCACGGCCTTCTTGGCGTCGGCGAAGTCCTGATCTGTAGTCAGCTCGGTCTTCACGGAGTCGATCACCGCCAATGCCGATTCCTCGAACACTTTTAGGTTGCTCGCGGTGACCATGCCAGTCAGTTCGATGCGTAGCGCTGGCAGCTCGTCCGGGGCCTTGCCGACGACAATAGAAGGCGCCTCGGCCAATTCGAAGTTGGCCAGGTCGGCCTCGAACTGTTTCCAGCCTTCCACCAACTGCGCGGCCCGGCCAGCGACAGGCCGATACTCCATGTGCACGAAGTTTTCAGGGGTACCGTCTGAGCAAACAAAGATCACACGCTCGGCGCCACTCACCAGCAGTTGCTGTTCAAGCTGCCAGTAGTAATGCGGCTCCAGATTTTCGGCCCGAACCTGGGCAGCCAGCGATTCATTCCAGAGCTTGTGCTCGAAAAGCGTCTCGCCGAGCATCGTTGCGCCGTCCATGGACGCGAGCAGGTTGCCGTCGGTGCCTACGACTGGGTACAGCTCTTCGCCGATCATCACCTCAACCAGTGGCCGGGCCAGCGCTTCAGTGGCGTGGCCTTTGTCGAAGATGTACTGCTGAGCTTGGGTGACTTCCGGCGCAATGCCGGTTTTTTTCAGCGTCAGCAGCTCGGAACGGGTTTGGTACTTCGAGGCTCCCATCATTGCCGGGGCCTCGGAGGCGGTGAAGTGCTGGGCGCGGAGTGCATGCCACTCGGCGGAGCCTTGAGCTACGTTGTGAATTTTCATGCTGTGTCTCCGTCGATGGCTTTCAGGTTATGGATGGTTTCGATCTGGTCGTCGCGTAGCGTGTATTTGCTACTGACGTTGGCGATGATGTGTTCCGGACTGGTGCGACCCGCGTCGATGAGCGGCTGCCACTTTTCGATGTTTGCCGCCAAAAGCTCGTCGGGGTAATCAGGTTTCGCATCCGGCTCTTGCTGGGCGTGTCGTGTCGGTGAAATGTCCTTGGCTGGCTCTTCGAACGACTTGCCTTCCATTTCATCCGCCGTGGGAGCAGATCCGACCTCGGGAAAGGCCTTGCGCAGTGCCTGAGCCTCGGCACACTTCGCCAGTTGAGCGAAGGCGCGGCGCTTCCACATGGAGTTCGGCGCAATGGTGTCTTTGGCTGCCGTGGCGTAGTTTTCGAGCCAGCGCTCGTTGGCGGTGAACTCGGCGACAAGTCCGTTCGACATCTGGCGCTTGACGGTCACCCGGCACCACTCTGGATAAGTGACGTCAACGCCGCCCAACTTGGCTGTGATCGATGGCCCGTACTCCGGATCGCTGATTCCGGCGTATTGCCCGGTCCGAGCGGCCTGAATGCGGTACAGGCCGATGCCGGGCATGACGGTGTCGACCATCCCGCGACCTTTTTGATAGATCGGGACGATGTGTACCGGCTTGAGCATCGGGTCGAGCTGGGCCGCCTTGCAGTAGGCCAGCACCATCACAACCGAGTTGTGCGACGCGCCTGGATACAGGCTTCCGCTTAGCACTTCGACGAGCGCGTCCTCGGAGATGGCTGGCAGATGGTCAGCCTGTTTCATTACTGCGGACATGGGGAATCCTTGCCGCGCCCAGCGCAGCGATTGAATGCTTGGTTTATTGAGTGATGCGATCGGCGAGGGCGCTGAGCAGCATCAGGAAAGTGAAAACGCCGAGGGAAGAGAACGCACCGCGCCAGATGATCAGGCGCCGCGCCCACTGGCGGCTGGTCACTGGAACACCTTGTAGGTGGTCGACTGCGGCGGCTGGCAGGTGCTGGAGGAATCCCGCGCCAAGTTGTAGCTGGCCATCACGATCAGCAAGCCGCCAGCGAGAACCCAAAACATGATCTTCATGGTCGAGACCTCACGGCAATGCGGCCTTGTTTGATGGCTGCTACCAGCGGAGGGGGAAGCGCGGAAACAGGAAGTTCGCGAGGGATGCCAGCGCCGACAACCGCGAGGCTGCGTTCAATCTCTTCCAGCTGCTCATCTAGAACCGTTTTAACCGGTGCAGTGGTCATGCCGAGACTCCTTTCAGGTAACCGTTGCGCTCGACGAACTTGGCGTCCAGCGCATCCCGATAACGATTGGCGGTAGGTGTGTCGATGATCTGGGCGAACTCCGCCATTTCGATCATGCCCATTACGAAGGTGCGATCCGGTACCGGAGTGCAGGATTTGCGCATCTTCGCGATTTCAAGGCCCAGCCGGGCCAGTGCTACTTGGTTGCTCATAACACGTCGTCCTCGGCAGCTTCACGCTCAGCAGCAACTGCATCAGCGGCGTGAGGGCGGAGGAAGTTGGCGGCGATCGCCTCAAGCTGCGTGACCGGGCTGTTACTGCCCAGCAGGTGCTTGGCGTGCGTCAGCGCCTCGGCTTGGCTGCCAACCACGACAGCCAGCACCAGGTTGGCAAACGAGTCGCGATCATCGAGCCCGTCGATCTGCCGCTGGTTCAGGTGATGCTGCAGGTGTTCGGCGTACTCCGCCGGGGTCACCTTCCGCACCGGGCCAAACCGACGCTTCCATTCCACATCCGAGCCGCACACCAGCTGTTCAGCGGCGCTTTCCAGCCATTCCCGCTGATCGTCCGGTTCGCTCACCGCCGGAGGCAACTGCGCGTCGTACATGGCCTGACAGAGTTTCAGTGCTGCGTTCATGGTCGCCTCCAGAGTGGCGGTAGATCAGGAGTCTGCTGCGATATCCGCGAGGATTTGAGCTTTGCGCTTCTCGAAGCGGGCGCTCCAAGTTGGCCTGCCATCTACGCGCCAGATGGTCGCACCGCGCTTGCGAAGCTTCCGAGCCCGAGCTGGCGAAATTCGATTCCCCCATTTCTCGGTGCGGTATATGGCTTCCCAGTACTCGACCGTCTCGCGCTTGTCGTACTTGTAGTACCGGCTACTCGGCTTATTTATCGCGAGCCATTCATTCACCAGCGACACATCGACCCTCGCCGAACTGAAGACGTAGCAACTCGCGAGAGACTCAAGAGTTCCGACACCGACCTGCGCGGTCGGCACGCCAACATCCGCGCCGCACGACCAGACCTGACCTTTGCATTCAAAGGTTGATCCATCGGTAAGTTTGATCGTGAAGGCTCGGCCAGCGAACGCATCACGAGAACCTGGCTCAATCTTCAGGAAGTCGTAGAAGCCGCCGTCGTTCGATATCAAAAGGTTTCCAGTGCGCTCGTAAACACAGCGGGGCAACTCGTCGAGGAGCAGAAACGTCTGCCCTTGCTTTGTCCTGATCACATCAATGATCTTCGGCATTACGGAAACCTCTTTGGTTGATCCAACAAAACTCGGATGCACTCGTTCGCTCCGCTGGTTGCCGTTGGGCGCGGAGGGGAGTGCATTCGGGTGGTGTCGGCTGTGGGAGCGAAGTATGTGTTTTCGTGTTGCCAGCGCCCGGAATAGAGCGGTTTGTCTGTGGGAGCGAGAAGTGAAAAGGCCCAACTGGACGGAAGGGCCTTTTCGATCAGATGCAGCTTGCCGGTGTTGCTTCATGAGTTCCGGTTGTTTTGGGCGGGACCATCAGCGCCAGAACGCCGATAGCCCCGGTCGAGAACGCCAGCGCTCACGATGGAAGCGCAATGGACCGGTTGGCAGGCCGTCATCAGGTGGCGGTTCTGGCCGCGCATGGCTGAGCGCTGCGCCGATCAGGATGAGTTGAAGAACGGGAATCTCCGACAGGTCTTTCTGTGTGGCCGTTGATCCAAGAGTTCCAGGCGTTCTTGTCGATCACCTGTCCTTCGTATTCATGCGCACCGCATGACCTGCAGTACAGGTGAGGGGTGCGCATGCCCAGCGAAGCCGTGTTGCTAGAGCTGCAAATTTTGCAGGCCATTTGGCTGCCCTCAGTTGATTTCCCGTCTGGCCCTGTCGCCAAGGCCAGCCAGTGAAATCTGTTTTCCATTCCATGCGCGGCGCCGCGGTTTCCCCACCTGGCCGGCGTCACACATTTCGTGTTCGGTGTTCTTCGCCGGCTGGCTTGCATGGTTTGGCGTCCTCCCATATGGGGAGTCCGGCAGGTTCCAGAGCCTGCATGGGGATCGAAGTTTGTGTTTCGCGCTATGCCCGTTTCCGGGGATCGATCCGCGAAGATTCCTGACTGTTAAAGAGCGGCGGGTCTCTTGAGGCCCTTCGCAGTAGCTGTGTGTCGCTGCGATGGAGCAAATATGTACCAACGGTTCACATTGAGTCAAGTACCAAAAGTACATATTTTTATCGCAGGCATGAAAAAGCCCGCTCAGTGGCGGGCTATCAACTCAAGGTTGCGGCAGCTATGGCGCTGTTTTGATCTGACTGACCGTGATGTCGTCTACGGCAATCACGTCAGTTCTGAGGATCCGATTCTTTTGTTCCGACGAATAGTGGAAGATCCGAATAGGGCTTGCATCGCGGAGCGAGTCAAATAGTTGATTGACCTTTCCTTGATCGAACTTAGACAAGTCCACTCGGCCCGGGAAGGTGTAATCCGACCCCGGCAACCTCAAGGTCAAAGACAAGTAATCAGGGTGGCGTTTAACCATATCGATGTAAACATCCTCCCTGCGCTCCTGGCGGCTTTTTGGCTGGGGCTCCTGCGTCCTTATCTTTTCAAGCTCATCGGCGTTGAAGTGCTCACCTTGAATATCCATTGATGTTGCATCCGGGGCACCAGCCACGATAGCCCTGTATCCTTCGGCCGCCCTATCCTTGATTGCGACAGCCTCGGGCGGCAAATTTTTTGAGGCAAGCGCATCAGCCAGCTTACCGATGAGAATTGTCTGCGCGGCTGACTGGCGCTCAGCGCTGGCAATTTTAGCTTTCTCAAGGTCGGATTGATTCCATCCAGAAAATACCATGTAGCCAGCCAGACACATCACAGCAATGATTAGCAGGGCCGTGACGTTACCTCCGCTCATCTTATTCATGGGCAGAGCCGAAATGATTTTGTTAAGGACGTCATCAAGCGGACCTTGCCCATTGGTGCTTCCTTTTGTGATCGCTAAGACTATCTCAAGATCTGCCTTATCGGCTGCACTCAGCTTACCAATAGATGAAGAGCCATAGCGAATCTCGGCATACGCGCGCAGCAACTGATCCTGAAATTCAATGAGTCCCGCCATCAGCTTGGGAGTCAGCGTGCCCTGATAGCGATCACCATCGACCTTGACATCGAAGTTAGGCCAACCTTTGAAAACTGGAAAAGATTCGCCGAGAAAATCGATGCGGTCTAGCGCCGCCAAGAAGGATTCAGGACCATCAACGACAGCAACATCACTCATTGAATGCATTCCGTGCTCGGTTGTTAAAAGCTGCGACCAACCTAAAGTTCGATTCGCAAATATTGGCTGGATTGGCTGAGCTGCCTGAATCTCACTAAAGCATCCCACCGCGCCACACGACGCGTCCGATGATCCGCACTTCGTTTATTTCGCCATCTCGCAAAACCTCGTCGCCGTAGCGCGCCTTATCCGAGTTGTCGCTGCGGATGATCCAGCCATCAATGTCCGACTTCACTAGGCGCTTCACGATCGTGCCTTTGGTGGCGCTCTGCATGGCGAAAATCTGGCCGTCTTTCGGCTCGATCTTTGACTCGTCCACCAGCAGCACGTCGCCGTCATTGATGGTCGGTTCCATGCTGTGGCCGTTGGCGTAGATCACATCTAGGTTGCGCTGATTGAGATGGTTAGCGCGCAGCCACGAAGACTTGAACGCCATCACGCCGCGAATCTCGACATGGGTGTTGTCCTCGCCGGTGCCGGCCGATCCTTGGGCAGTGAGCTGCAGGACACCCGTGTAGCTCGGGTCATCCTTCAGCTCGAATCCTCTCGGAGGGATTCGAGAGTCCTCGGCCGGAGGGGGAGCGGAGCTTTCGACCATTTCGCCACGGCCGTACTCGAGCCACTCAACGCGTACGCCAAGAGCATTGGCCACGGCAAGCATCTTGGCGCCACCAGGCATTGACTCGCCATTCATCCACTTGCTGGTCGCCTTTGGTGTAACGCCAGCCATTTTCGCCAGGCGAGCGCCAGCGCCCCATTCGGGGATGTCTTTTTCTGCCAGAGCCTTTTTCAGGCGGGCAACGAACGCAGCGCGCAAATCTTCTATTTGAACCATGGGTACATGGTTGCATGCGCTTGCATGTACTTTCAGTTCCGACATAATATGTACCGCAAGTTCATATTTAACTCGGAGGCCTTATGCGGCCGCTCAAGAAATCGATCGATGACGCCGGTGGTGTTCCGTCTGTAGCGCTAGCTTGCGGAAAGACCCCGCGCGCCATCTACAAGTGGCTGGAGGCCGACGCTTTGCCGCGCACCGAGTACACCGGCGAAACCGAATACGCCCAAAAGATTGCCGAACTGGCTGCCAAGAAAGGCAAGCCGTTCGACCCGGCCTGGCTTCTCGCAGAGGCCCACCCAAAGAAATCCGCTGCATAACCAATTTCAACCACCAAGGAGCATCACCCGTATGGCCTTTGACAACCCGGCCCACAAACGTAGCGAAGTGATCAAGACCCGTCACAAGCCCGAGGAAGCTCGGAAGTTGCGCATGGAAGCCCGATTGGCCGGCATGCAGTTGGCGACCTACGTCTACGAGCTGGCGAACCTGGCTCGCAGCCTGGGCGCCGCCGATCTTCTTCGAGAACACCACGGGGCCAGCAAGCAGGATAAATCGGCTTAAGACCCCTATGGAGGGCCTATGCCTGAAACGACATTCGAAATGCTGCCGCTGGAGGTGCAGGAAGAGGTTCGACAGTTGAGCGTCGATCTTGGATGGAGCCTTGAAAGAGCGGCAGATGAATACCTTGAGATGGGCAGGTCGCTAGCGCTTCAAGCCCAGCTCAAACAGGTACGGCGAAAAGCACCTGTGCTTTCGCTGGTAGGACACAAAAAGGGCCTCGATTAGGACTCTTTGTGAACACAGAAGGGGCAATCACTTTCCTTCGGACGAAAAAAAGCCGGGATTGCAGCCCGGCTCTCTTAAAACGCGTTGTGGAGCAAATCATGCACCAATCAATCCAAACGATCAATACCCCTAACAGTGTCGCGACACGTTTTTCGAATACTGAAAACGTGTCGCGTACCACCATGTCGTCTCGCGAGATCGCCGACCTGACTGGCAAGCGTCATCCGGATGTGAAGCGTGACATCCAAGCGATGGCGAAAGACCTACGGGAAGATGTGAGCAGTTTTGCTCACATCTATCTGGACGGGATGAACCGTCAGCAGACCGAATACCTTCTTGATCGAGAGCATACGGACTGCCTGCTGACTGGATACAGCGCCGCGATGCGCATGGTGGTCATCAAGCGCTGGCGGGAACTGGAGGAGGGCGCCGGCAAAGTCATAGCCACGCTCCCGAACTTTGCGGATCCGGTCGCCGCGGCCCGCGCCTGGGCTGATCAGGTCGAGCAGAAGCAGGTCGCAGAGCAGGCCCGCCTGCAGCTCGCAATCCAGGTCGAGACCCAAGCCACGAAAATCCACTCCATGGAGAACCTGTTCAAGGAGGGAATGACCCCGGCCCAGTTCTGCAAGGGCCTCAATGGGGTCAACGTCATGCAGGTGGGGAAATTCCTTGAAGGCCGCAACTGGCTCTACAACGAGAGCAAATCCGGCCTGCGCTTCCGTGTGGCCTCGTACGCCCGCGACAAGTACATGACCGAGCATCAGCACGAAGTCAATCCCCACGGCCGCGAGCCGTTCGTTTCCTTCACGCCGGTCCTGCTCAAGAAGGGCGCCGTGCGTCTGTACGACCTGTACCTGGCCGGCGAGCTGCCTATGAAGAAGAACTGGAACGGCCTATTCACCCACGACAAAGCACTCAAGGGGGCCGCGTGATGGCTCGCATTCGCACCGTCAAGCCCGAGTTCTGGTCGAGCGAGCAGGTCATGTCCTGCCGCCCGATGGCTCGGCTGCTGTTCATTGGTCTCTGGAACTTCTGCGACGACGGAGGTAACCATCCGCTGGCGCCTCGCACGATCAAGGCCCTTGTGTTCCCGGGTGACGACATCACCACTGAAGAGGTGAGCAATCTGCTGGGCGAGTTGGAAGGTGCTGAGCTGATCAAGAGCTACGGGGTGAACGGCAAGAACTACTTCCACGTCCGTGGCTGGAAGCACCAGAAGATCGAGAAAAAGAACTTCAAATACCCCGGCCCACCGTCTGAGTTCGACGACCAGTCGGAGAGCATTCGCCAACAATTCGCCGAAGAGTCGTCGACTGATCGTCGACCGGTAGACCCCGGAAGGGAAGGGAAGGGAATAGGAGAAGATCAACACAACACTCTACACGCGGGTGAGGAAAATCCGGTCGACCCAAAGTCGCCGACCGAGATGACCCTTGAGTGGGTTCCTGACCAGAAGCTGCTGAAGGCCTACGCGCTGCGCATGGCAATCCCTGTCGACGCTTTCACCAGCGAAGCCACCGCGGCCTTCGTATGTCACTACTCGGCCTCCGGCCGTTTTGAGACGCAGGCGTCTTGGGTCAGCCTGCTGGTGAAGTGGGTGAAGCGCGATAACGCAACGGCCAGCAACGTCCGCCAGTTCCCGCAGCGACGACAGTCTGCTGAGCCTGACTTCGATAGCACAGACTGGGCCCGAGACCTTGTGGTGAGCCCATGAAACCAGCCAACCAACTGATGGCGACCATGGGTAATCTGCCGCCGACAGAGCACGTCCAGCCGCTGCAAGTGACTCCGCAGACTGCCGAGGTTGTGAACGACCTTTTTCGCCGCCTGCGCGGGATCTTCCCAGCGTGGCGCCAGGCGTGGCCTTCCACCGAAGCACTGGACTCTGCCAAAGCCGAATGGATCAAGGAGTTTGCCGACGCCGGTATTCGCTCCCTGGAACAGATCGAGTTCGGTATCCAGAAGTGCCGGAAGCTCAAGAAGCCTTTCGCGCCGAGCGTTGGTGAATTCATCGGCATGTGCGTGCCCAGCCCGGAGGATTTCGGCATGCCTGCACCGGCCGACGCCTGGCTTGAGGCACTGATGGGCACCTACAGCCACGAAGCGGTGAAGCTCGCGGCGGAAGCCACCGGCCTGTTCGACCTGCGAGCGGCAAAGCAGGAAGACAAGGGTCTGCGAGCCAGATTCGACCGTAACTACGAGGTGATCCTGCGCCGCGCACAGACCAATCAGCCACTGGACGGGAGGATCGCCGCGGGCATCGGGCACGACAGCCAGAAAAGCGAACTGGAACTGGCCGAAGAGTTCGCCAGCCAGCGCCAAGCACGACTGCTGGCCACTCAGGGCGTCCCAACCACCGGCGCCGCCGCACGGGCGCAACTGCTGGCCAAGTTCGGCAGAAAGGACATGGAGAAACGCACATGAGCATCGACAAACAAAAACTCCAGTCCCTGCTGTGGAGCGAGGTCGCTGCCTGGAAGGCTGACTGCTCGGAGTGGAAGCGCAACACCGAGGCGCTGCAGGAATTCCTCGGGGATAAGACCGTGGAGGAGGTGGCGCTTGAGCTGCTGGCTGAGAACGAGGCACTTCGTGATAGCGCAAACTTCAGGGCAATTCAGTCCCTGAGAAAGGATTGCGAGGTGCTGCGCAAAGACGCCGAGCGGTATCAGTGGTTACGAGAAAACGCACAACAGGACGTTGACGGCTGGAGAAACGAAACTCCGGTTCTTGTGCATGCCATGAGCCACACCCCTGAATGGAAGGCCCGTATCGACGAATCTATTGACGCCGGAATGGCCGGGGCGGTACAGCCATGAACGAGTTCGCAATCCGCAGCCAGCGCGATATCAGCCGTCTGATGGGTGTCCTGCACGCCACCGACTTCACCAAACCCAAGATCGTCGTCATCAAGGACGAGAAGCGCCCTGACGTCTGCAATCGGAAGATGTGGGCAATGCTCAAGGACGTCTCCAACCAGGTGATCTGGTACGGCAAGAAGCTCAGCGACGAGGACTGGAAGTGCCTTTTCAGTGCCTCGCTGGAGAAGCAGCGCGCGGAGCCAGGTCTCGACGGTGGCTTCGTCGTGATGGCTGTATCGACCCGCAAGCAGTCGCAGAAGTGGTTCAGCGATCTGTTCGAGCTGATGCATGCCTTCGGCGCCGAGCATGGCGTGCGCTGGACTGAGCAAGACAAGTGGGGAGGGCGCTACTGATGCGGACTGCCATCAAGGAAAAGAAGGCGCCCAAGCCGAAGAAATGCCGCGTTGCCTCCTGCGGGGCCTCATTCGTCCCTCAGCGTTTGGGTCAGGCAGTGTGCAGTCCAGCCTGCGCGCTGAAGGACGCGCCCCGGAACGAGCAGAAGGCAAAGAAGGCGATCGCCCAGCGTGATCGCCGAGAGATCAAAGTCCGCAAAGAGAAGCTGAAGACCAGGGCTGACCACCTGCGCGAAGCCCAGGCGGCGGTGAACGAGTATGTCCGCCTGCGTGATGCGCACCTGCCGTGCATCAGCTGCGACTCAATGCCGAACGACAGTGACCTGATTACCGGCAGCCGCTGGGACGCCGGCCATTACCGATCCGTCGGCGCCTGTCCGGAGCTGCGCTTCGAGCCGCTGAACATCCACCGGCAGTGCGTGAAGTGCAACCGCAACTTGTCCGGCAACGCGGTCGAGTACCGCATTCGGTTGGTGCAGCGCATCGGCGCCGACAAGGTGGCTTGGCTCGAAGGGCCTCATGAGCCCCGCAAGTACACCGTCGAAGAAATCAAAACCATCAAGGCCGAATACCGGGCCAAGACCCGCGAACTGAAGAGGGCTGCAGCATGATCTACCACAACGTAATTTCGGCGGTCGTTCGTGCTTTGGCGGCCGAGACCATCAACAGCGCCGGCGGCTGCGACTTCGAGCCCAAGGTGCAGACCAGCAAGCTCAAGGGCGAGATCACCGGCAAGGACGCCGCGCTGCTGATCGACTGCATGGTTCACAAGGTGCTGCACGCCCAGCTTTCGCCGCGACACTGGAACGCGCTTACCGCGAAGTACAGCACGCACAAGGGGCGTAAGGTTGAGTCGATCGGCCGCCTGATCTCGGTGCTGGACAGCCCTGCGCCGATGCTGTTCACCCAGAAGGCTGTGACTGTGTGGGCAATTCCGCAGGTGAAGGGTGTGCGTCGAGAGGCTGTGAAGGCTCCTGTGCCTGAGCGCCGTGACGACGAGGAGAAGTGGGGCTGGCGCAACGACGCGGCGCAGTTGGCCGTGGCCAGGGCAAACCAGCACTCACAGCAGAAAGCAGAGACGCGATCGAGCGACATGATCGTCCTCGCCGACTCAAACTACGACATGAACACTTGGGACAACCAGGGGCTGACCGAACGCACTTACCGCCGCTGGAACCAGGCGATCAAAGGGGCGCTGGAGAAGCTGGTTGACGAGGCGTTGGTGGAGGCTCAATCGCTTCTGGAAGAGGCGGAGGTGCTGACCAGCGAAGCGGCCTGAAAAGAGTCCCTCAAAAGGGCTTGCAATTGATGTCCGCATGTCCGATTATTTCCCCATCCTGTCATTCCTGCGTGTGTAGGACTGACAAACGAAACCCGGCCATCGTGCCGGGTTTTTTATTGCCTCGAATTTACCTGTAGCCAGGACAGCCCTCGGGAAGCCTGGACGTCGATAGCCGGATAGTGCGACGTACGGAATCAACACCGGCAGCCCGCGCACCCTGACCTCAAACTTGCTTTCGGGGTGGCGCGAGACTGGATCAGTGAGATCGATGCATAGGGGCGTCGACGTTGAGAAGGTCTTTGGCAGACAGCTCGGAAAGACGAGCGCACCTATTCAGGGCCTCTGCACTTGCAGGGGCTTTTTCGTTTTCGGCTCCCCACACCCATAGCTCCGAGCTGGGAGTGCAGCGGGGCCAATTATTCATGGAGCGACGATGGATCCTACTGACCTCGGCCCAGGCACAGCTACCTGGCTGGGCGGTAGTGCCACGGTGATACTCGGCGGGCTACTGTGGTTGCGGAAATTCCTCTCGAAGGATGCCGCAGACCGGGCAATGGACAACGCCGATATCGGCACCGTTCGCCGCCTCAATGAGCTGCTCGACTCGGAACGGACCGCCCGGAAGGAAGCGGAGGCCCGCGCCGATCAGTTCGCGAAAGAGCGCAACGACCTGGCCGCTTCGGTTGGCCGCATGGAAGGGAAGATTGAAGCGCTGACCAGCCAGGTCGCCCAACTCACGGAGCGAGTGACCCTGCAGAGCGACGAGATCACCCGCCTGCGGAACAAGCTCGGAGGTGCTGTGTGATGGACAGATGCGCGATGGAATTCATTGCTCGCCGCTGGTGGCGCCGGGCAGAAGTTTGGGCGATCGCCATTGTTCTGGTCGCCGGCGGCACGGTGCTGGGTTATCAGGCCTGCTACTGGTCGCTTGCCGAGAAGCAGGCGAAGCAGGTCGAGGAGATCCGCAGCGCGTACGCCACCGCCATGAATGAGCGGGACCAGCGCCTGGATGAATTGACCCGGAAGACCGGCACTGCAGCAGAAAAGGCTTCGAAGGCCGCAACCACTGCCACACAAGCGGCGGACAAGGCGCTCGAAGCGGTGGATCGGGTCAGTCAGTAAGTCGCGACACGTTTCGCGAATCAGCAAATTGTGTCGCGACACTGGAGTATGCATGACCAACATAACCCGCCTGCGCCACGCGCTCCCTCTGAGCCAGGGTATCAGCAAGATCCTGACCGAACTGGATAACGCGATCGCCAAGGCCATCGAGGCGGCCAAGGCTGCCGGTCTGCCTCAAGGCCTGATCCTCGCCGCGACCGGAAGCATCCACCACGAAGAGCATATCCATCTGATCGATGCGGAATTTAGTCATGTGACGATCTTCGAGCTTGGAGAAAAGCTCCATATCCTGGGAATTTCATCCCAAAGATTGAGGCAGTGCTATCGTTACGATATCAAGTGCGAGGAGCATCGTAATGGCTATCGGCTTTTCAATAAAAAACTGCAAAGATTTAACTTTCACAAGCCCCTCCGTGCGAGGCGCTGAGGTCGGTTTTTATATTGAGGACTCTGAAGATATAAAGGTGATAAGCGCAAAACTTCATACGCGTACTGGTATAAAAGGAACGCGAGTGAAAGGCCTCAGCATGACCGATTCAACTCATGATGACCATGGATGGAAAAATCAGCCGACATGTCTCGCTGTATTTATACGGAGGGCAATATATGGCGATGTTTGATTTGAAAGATTCTGAAAATATCACCGCTACCAGATGTACAACTACTTCTGAAACGCTCATTAAAGGAGAGGGGCTGAAGCGTGTGGTAGCAGACGATTGTCATGCCGGCAAGGGGAGTAACCCTTCTCCACCTAGTGAGGATAGTCTTTTTGTGAGGATTCGTCTTTTGGTCGTCGAGAACTCGATAAAGACTATTTTTTCCACAGTCGGTGCAGTGTTAGTCGCCGCGGCGCTTGCGTACTGGAATCTGAAAAAGTAGTTCACCTCGTGAACAGTGACCTCGCTTAACGGCGAGGTTTTTTTTAGGGGCGAAAAACATGACAACCAAGCAACCCGACTGGGAGGCGATCGAACGAGCCTACCGGGCCGGTTCGCTTTCCATTAGAACCATCGCTGAGCGCCAGGGTGTGAGTGATACCGCGATCAGGAAGAAAGCCAAAGCCCTTGGATGGGCGAGAGACCTTTCTGACCAGGTGCGCAAAGAGGTTCGCAGCAAGCTGGTTCGCGGAGAGGTTCGCAACGACCAAGGCGCGAACTGCGAACTCGACGCCGAGATCATCGAAGAGGCGGCAGAGGAAGGCGCCCGGGTGGTTCGCAGTCACCGTCGCGACATTCGCAAGGCGACAATTCTTGCGAACCTGCTGATGGATGATCTGATGACCACCATCCAGCGCCGCGAAGAGATCGAAGACGCGATCGAAGATGAAACCTCCGAAGACAACAACGGCATTCGTCGGGCCTCGATGCTCGCCGCCGTAGCGCTGCCCAGCAATTCCAAAACACTGTTCCAGCTTTCCTCTGCAATGAAGAACCTGCAGGTTCTGGAGCGTCAGGCATTTGGCCTGGACGAGAAGGAGAAGACGGACGACGCCGACGAACTCTCGAAGATGATGGACGAACTATCGAAGGACGCCTGACATGAAGCCCGAGCACATGAAGCTGCTCCGGGATAAGCGTTGGCGGTTGAACAATCTCTACTTCATCACCGACAAGCAGGGCAAGAAAGTCCGCTTCCGCATGACGGACGAGCAGATTGAATACTTCGACGGGATGCACACCCGGAACATCATCCTGAAGGCTCGGCAGCTCGGCTTCACCACTGAGTGCTGCATCATCCAACTGGACGCTGCCCTGTTTGAGTCGGCCAAGTGCGCACTGATCGCCCACACCCTGAACGACGCCAAGCGTCTGTTTCGGGAGAAAGTGAAGTATGCATACGACAACCTGCCGAAAGAGATCCGCGCGGCCAATCCCGCGAGCAACGACGCCGCCGGCGAGCTGGTATTCAGCAAGGGTGGTTCGCTCTACGTCAGCACCTCGTTCCGGGGCGGGACGCTGCGTTACCTGCACGTCTCCGAGTTCGGGAAGATTTGCGCCAAGTTTCCGCATAAGGCGCGCGAGATCGTCACCGGCGCCTTCGAGGCGGTGGCTACCGACTGCTTTGTCACGATTGAATCGACGGCGGAAGGCCGGGCCGGCTACTTCTTCGACTACTCACAGAGCGCCGAGAAGCAACTGCTGTCCGGCACGCCGCTTGGCAAGCTGGACTGGAAGTTCTTCTTCTTCAGCTGGTGGAAGAACAAGGCCTACTGGCTCGATCCGGCTGAGGCAGTTATCCCGCAACGCCTGACCGACTACTTCAACGAGCTGTTAGCCAAGCACGGCATCGACACCAACCCCGGCCAGCGCGCCTGGTACGCCGCCAAGGAGAAAACCCTCGGCGACGACATGAAGCGGGAATATCCGTCGATACCGGCCGAAGCCTTCCAGCAGTCGATTGAGGGCGCCTACTTCGCCCAGCAGTTCACCAAGCTGTATGCGGCTCAGCGCATCGGCACGCTGCCAGACAACAGCCACCTGCCGGTGATGACCTTCTGGGACATCGGCGTCGGCGACTCCACGGCCATCTGGTTCGTGCGTCAGGTCGGCAACGAGTACCACGTCATTGACTTTTACCAGAACAGCGGTGAAGGCCTGCGTCACTACATGAAGGTGCTCAAGGACAAGGGTTACACCTACTCCGAGCACTGGGGGCCGCATGACATCGACAACCGCGAGTTCGGCAGCGATGCCAAGACCCGCCGCGAGATGGCGCGAGAAGGCTATGAGATCGACGGCCAGCATTACCGCATGACGTTCCAGGTCGTGCCGAAGATCGGCGTCGATGACGGTATCGACCAGGCTCGCGAGATCCTCGCCCACTGTGCCTTTGACGAGGCCAAGTGCGAAGAGGGGATCACTGCGCTGGAGAACTACCGCAAAGAGTGGGACGACAAGAAGGGCTGCTGGAAAGACCGGCCGCTTCACGACTGGGCGTCTCACCCTGCCGACGCATGGCGCTACTTCGCTGTAGCCAAGACGAAGCGCGCAACCATGACCCACATTCCTGTCACATTCAGCTTCTGAGGCCATCCATGGCGAATTTCAGCACTCCCCGGGCAGAGTACGCACAAGCCCTGCCTGGCTGGCAGTTGGTGAAACGCTGCGTAGCCGGTGCGCGAGAGGTGCGCAAGCACGACGAATACCTGCCGATGCCAGACCCGGAAAACAAATCACCGGAGAACCTGGCTCGCTATAAGCAGTACAAGAAGCGGGCAATGTTCCTCAACATCACCGGTCGCACGCGCACCGGCCTGATGGGGGCGGTGTTTCGAAAGACGGCAGAGCTGTCACTGCCAACCGCGGTGGAGTACCTGAAGGAGAACGCCAGCGGCGACGGCACCAGCCTTGAGCAGTTGTCGAAGGAATCGGTTGGTGAGTGCCTGGACAGCGGGCGAGGCGGCTTTCTTGTCGACTTTCCGACCGTTGCCACTGAAAGCGGTGTCAGCTCGATGGCCGACCTTGCCACAAAGCGCGCCCTGATCCACCACTACGACGCCCTGTCGATTATCGACTGGGACGAGCAGGTGATCGATGGCGTGAAGCGCCTGGTGTACGTGAACCTGCGGGAGTGTGTGTCCGAGTTCAATGCCGCAGATCTGTCCCGCGAGACGTTCACGCAGAACCGAGTCCTGCTGCTGGTCGACGGGCGATACATTCAGCGCGTCTACAAGGAGGGCGAGGAAAGTGTCGAGGAGACGCAGCCTACCGACAAGGCGGGTCAACCATTCGATCACATCCCGTTCAGCTTCTACGGCGCGCAGAACAACGATGCCAGCATCGACAAGTCTCCGCTGGAAGACCTGGCCGACGTCAATATCCTGCACTACGGCAACAGCGCCACGGTGGAGGAGAGTGGCTTCATCAGCAGTCAGCCGACGCTGTTTATCACCACCAGCATCGAAACCGACGAGTTCGCAAAACTGAACCCGAACGGCATGCACATCGGCTCACGGCGCGGGCACAACCTCGGCAAGTCCGGGTCTGCGGTCATGCTGCAGGCCACTGAAACCCAGCTCGCCCGAACCCTGATGAAGGACAAGGAAGAGCAGATGCTGATGATCGGCGCCCGCGTCGTTCAGAAGGGCAGCGGCGCCGAGACTGCAGAGGCTGTTCGAATCCGGTACAGCTCGGACAACAGCGTGCTGGGCACTATTGCCGGCAACGTATCCGAGGCCCTGAAGCGAGCCATCATCGACGCCGAGCGATTCATGATGGATGCACCGGACGAGAAGGGCACCGTGTTCTGGCTCAACCAGTCGTTCTTCGATGAGACGATGACCGCGCAAGACATCGTTGCCCAGGTGCAGCTGTGGCAGCAGGGCTTCATTGCGAAGTCGGATGTCCGGGTAAACCTGCGTCAGGGCGGTGTGCTTGAAGCGGATCGCGCCGACGAGAAGATCGACGAAGAGCTGGCCAGTGCGCCACCAGTAGGCGGAAACGATGAGTAATGAAGGCTTTCTTGAGGACGCCGCCACGCGTCACCAGGTTTACGTCCAGCGATACGCCGGAGGAAACCTGAAGCGTGTGGCGTCGTTCATCAGCAAGGCCATCAAGACGGCAAAGCAGCGCGTTTCGGACGGCCTGAGCGCTTACGGTACGCGTCGGTACAACACTCAGATCGAAACGCTTCAGGGCGACTTGCGGGGAATCTACGACGACCTAAAAGGGCGCGCCCAGCTGGATCTCGGCGAGTTCGCCACCTACGAGGCGCAGTTCAACGCGACGATGCTGGGCAAAGTGGTCCGGGCGGTGGTTCAGCTCAATGTTCCATCGGCTGAGATGATCTCTGCCGCTGCCCTGGCCGATCCGCTGCAGCTCGAAGCACGCAAGGGCATCCAGCGCATCAGCATCAGCGGTGCGCTCGACCAGTTTGGAACCAAGAAGGCCGCCGAGATCATCGGCGAGATTCAGATCGGTTCGAGCCTGGGCGAGACGAGCCAGCAGATCAGCCGGCGCCTGACCAGCATTCACCAGCTGCAGCAGGATCAGGCCGGCGCACTGGTTCGCACAATGACCAACCACATCGCCAGCACGGCACGAGTGGAGACGCTGAAGGCGAACGACGACATTCTCGCGGGGATGCGCAGGGTGGCAACCCTGGACTCGAAGACCACGCTGTTCTGCATGAGCGTCGACCAGACGGTGATCCCGCTGGACGGGCCGAAGCCGCCGTATCACTGGGGCTGCCGCACGACGCTCATCCCGGTGCTGAAGCACGAGTTTGCACGCGAGATCAAAGGCTCGACGCGGCCCTCAATCGGCCCTGACGGGGTGACGCTAGTTTCGAGCAAGACGAGCTATCAGGAATGGATCACTCGTCAGCCAGCGGCGTTCCAGCGCGACATTCTCGGGCCGAACCGGTATGCGCTTTTCAGCAAAGGTGAGCTGACCCTCGACAAGTTCATCGACGACAACGGCAAGACGCTGACCCTCCAGCAGCTGAAAGATCTGGAGCCGCTGGCATTTGAGAAGGCTGGCTTGGATTGATTGGAGCGAGCTCGAGACCGAGTTACTATCTCCGACCGAACTCCAATCACGGATTGAAAACACTCATGAAAACAGTCGTTACTTTTGACTTCGTAGGGCCGACTATCCAGCACAATGGCCTGACTCCAAGGACGCTCATGACTCGCGAGTACGCTTCTCGCTCAGAAGCATTCCTGCCAGATGTTGGTGAAAGGGTCTTGATTCAATGGGGGCAAGATTCGGCGCAGTCAAATTTCTTTGTTGTGGAAAGTAGATCCAATGAGCTTTGGGCTGATAAAGACTGCGTGAGCTTCTACTTGAAGTACACCGAGTAAAAAACACCACCAAATAGAACCCGCCTTTTCGGCGGGTTTTTTTATGCCCGCAGGCAGGGCCTGCACTACGTCTCTGGGAGACAGTAATGACCTTAAAATTCCAACTGGATAGCCTCGAAGGCGTCGACGAATCCATCCAAGCCCTATACGTCGAGAAGGACGGCAAGTTCGTCCTCGGCATTGAAGGGCTGCCACAGCCGGAAGATGTTTCCGGACTGAAATCCAAAGTCCAAGAACTGTTGGATGAGAAGAAGGCAGAGGCCGAGAAGCGCAAAGCCGCCGAGGATCAGGCTCGCCTTGATCGCGAGGAGGCGCTGCGAAAATCCGGCAACGTCGAAGAGCTCGAAAAGTCCTGGTCCGAGAAGTACGCGCGCCGCGAGGCTGAGCTGACCGGCCAACTGGAAAGCACCAACAGCACCCTTCAAGGCCAGATCCGGGATCTGACCGTGGGCCGCACCGCTACCGAGATTGCGACCACTCTGGCCATCCCGGGCAGTGCCAAGGCATTGCTTCCCCACATCGAACGCCGGCTCAGCGTTGAGCAGCGTGACGGCAAACCAACTGTCGTCGTGCTGGATGCGGCCGGAAAGCTCTCGGCGGCAACGCTGGACGAGCTGAAAGCAGAATTTACCAATGATCCGGCCTTTGGCCCGCTGATCGCTGGTAGCAAGGCATCGGGCGGCGGGGCCGGCGGTGCTGGGAAAGGCGGCGGGGCCGCGAAAGGAAACATCGGCGGCACCAAAGAGGAACGACAGGCCGCAATCGCGAGCCGGTTCCCAGACCTCCCTCAGAAATAAGGAAAATCACTCATGTCCCTGTCGCAAATGCAGGTCTTCAACGAATACGTAATGCCGGCGACCATCGAAACGCTGGATCAGATGTTGGTGGCGTTCAACGCTGCCAGCCGCGGCGCCATCCTGCTGTCGCCTGATGGTTTCACCGGCGACTTCCTTCAGGAGTCGTTCTTCCAGACCCTTGCCGCCGCCCAGCGTCGTGTCGATCGCTACGCCGCCAACGGTGCCGCACCGATCACCGACCTGACCGAGCTGAAGAACTCCTCGGTGAAGGTCGCCGGCGGCTTCGGTCCGATTCGCTACGAGCCATCGCAGATGACCTGGCTGGAGCGCCCAACCGCGCAGGGCATCGAAGTCGCATCGCGCGCGTTCGCCGAGATCTTGCTGAAGGACCAACTCAACACCGCGATCGCTGCGCTGGTGGCTGCCATCACCGCTCAGGCAGCCGCTGTGAACGACGTCTCCGCAACCTCCGGCATCAGCCAGGCTGCACTGAACAACGCTCACGCGAAGTTCGGCGATGCGAGCCAGTCGCTGGTCACTCAGATCATGCAGGGCACCACTTACCACAAGCTGGTCGGCCAAGCGCTCACTAACAGTGAACAACTGTTTCAGGCGGGCAACGTCCGCGTGGTGGACATCCTCGGCAAGATCTCGGTTGTCACCGACGCGCCGGCGCTGATGCAGACCGGTACGCCGAACAAGGAAATCGTTCTGTCCCTGGTGCAGGGCGCCGCGATGGTCCACGACGGCCGCGACATCATCAGCAACGTCCAGACCACCAACGGCAAGGAGCGCATCGAAACTACGCTCCAAACCGATTACACCTTTGGCCTGGGCCTTAAGGGTTACACCTGGGACACCACCGCCGGCGGCAAGTCTCCGACCGACGCCGAACTGGCGACCGGCACCAACTGGGACAAGACCGCCACCAGCATCAAGCACACCGCCGGTGTTGCTCTGATCGGTGACGCCTCCAAGTAACCCCTGACTGTTGAGCCGGGCTTTGTGCTCGGCTCCGCGAGGACATGATCATGAGCAACAAAATCTGGTATCTGCCCGGTCCGTTCCACCAGTACCGGGAAAACGTAAAGGCGCTGGCCAAGGAGCGCGGCTTGCGCATCGTCGACGCGAACGTCACCGAAGACCGCGAGGGTGAAGCCTTCGATGTGCCTGAAGTGACACTGCGACAGGCTGCTCCCGCGACGGTTCTGGTGATCGATGGCCAAAGCGGTGTTGAAGGCGCAGCGCTGCAGGAGCTGATCGGCAAGTTGAATACGGAGCGCGACGGCATCGTGCTGCTGATCGAGGCGGCCGAGGGTCTCGCTCCACTGGAACATCCTGGCGCCGGCGAACTGCCGATTCGCCTGTTCGATGCATTGACCTCTATTCACGAAGGCATCGCCTCACTGAAGAGCAAGCGCGATGAACTGCTGGGTGAAGTTGATTCGCTCCGCGCAGAAGTCGCGCGGCTGACTCCTGGACCGCAGAACAACGGCTCAGCTCTCGATGATCTTACCGTCGTGCAGATCAAGGAACAGCTCGACGCCAAGGGCGTTACCTACAAGGTCAACGACTCGAAGCCTGAGTTGCTCGCTCTGTTGAAGGCCAACCAGTAACGCCCGGGGCTTCGGCCCCACTCATTCAAGCGGAGGCCTGATGGCTACCTACATCACCGTGGCGGACGTGGACGCCGAGCTCGGGCCTTCATGGGCACCAGAGGACAAAAAGGCCCGCGCCGTGCTGCAGGCGAACGCATATCTGACGTCGCTCAATCTCGTAGGCGTCGATATGGACGCGATTCCTGATGAGGTGAAGCAGGCCGGCGCCGAACTGGCCGTTGTGGCCTCTGAGGGCAAGCTGTACCAGCAGCAGACCGAGGGTTCGCTTGAGGCCAAGACGGTGAAAGCCGGATCGGTGACCACCAGCAAGACGTTCGCCTCGATCGACACCACAAAATCCACCGCGCTGCCCGACGGTGTCCAGTTCGCGCTGGGCCTGCTTGCACCGTGGCGTGTCAGCGGCTTCAGTTTCAACGTGTACAGGTGACTTATGGGTCTACGTGAAGAGATCCAGGCGGATCTGGCCGAGGCCTTCGACACCGATCTGGCGGACGCTGTGCAGCTTTTCAGTGGCGGCGTGACGCTGCCGGGAACGTGGGATCCGGTCACTGAGGCGGCGGGGCCACCTATTGTGATCGCCTACACCGGCCGGGGCGTCTTCGACGCGTTCAAGATTGCTCAGGTAGACGGTGTGAACATCCGCGGCACAGACCAGCTGCTGATCGCACTCACCAACGAAACGATCGGTGGGGTGCCGGACATCGGCCACAAGATCAACGATTACGACGTGGTCAACATCCAGACCGACCCGGCCGGTGCCCACTACGAGATCCAGCTGAGGAAAGTCTGATGGCCAACAAAGCGGGCTGGAGCCATAGCCTCACGGAGTTCGCTGACCAGGCAGGGGAGGACATCACTCAAATGGCGCGAGTGATCGCGACCGCCATGCTCACGGAGGTGGTGAACCGTTCGCCGGTCGGTAACCCTGACCTATGGCAGGCCAACGTGGAGCTGCGCACGAAGAACGTAGCGCTGGCTGATGCCTATGACGCGAACGTCGAAGCACGCAACGCTGCGCGCACCGGTGGCAAGGCCTTCAAGAAGCTGACCAAGCGGGAGCGTGAAGAGAACTACTTCGTCAAAGCGCAGGCGGCTGGGAAGGGGTACATCGGCGGCACATTCCGGGGCAGTCACTTGGTCTCGATAGGCGCTCCGGACATGACCGTGACCGACAACAGCGACCCGTCGGGCAGCAAAACGATCAGCAAGGGCAGCATGCTCATCAAGGCATCGGGCAAGTTTCCCGTGATCTATATCCAGACCAACAGTCCCTACGGCGAGATGCTGGAACTAGGGCACTCCACGCAGGCGCCCGGCGGGGTTTATGACCTCGCGTTCATCGGCGTATCGGAGGCCTACACATGACCTTCGAGCAAATCAGGGCGCTCATCACCGCACGCATGGTCGCCTTCACCGGCATTGACCAGGCGCGGATCGATTACCCGAACCAGCCGGAAGTGTTCACGCCGCCAGCGGAGGGACTGTGGTGCCGGCTGAATATTCAGTACGGCTCGGCCTTCATGGCTGGAATGGCCGACCGACCGCATACCCGCAAGCCCGGGCAGATCAGCATTCAGTGCTTCGCCCGCGAGCGAACCGGAACCAAAGCCATTAACGAACTGGCGGACGCGCTTGAAGCGCACTTCGCCTACTGGATGTCCGGCGACCTTGAGTGCATGGAAGCCAGCCAAGTGGTCGCCGGCGAGGTCGAAGGTTTCTACCAAATCAACGTCAACATCCGGTTCCGCGCTGGTTAGTGAGTTCACAGTATTCACGAAGTGCATACCAAGAATCAGACAGGTTGAGATCTTCGGCAGCTATTCTTGCGCATGGATATTTTGATAGTGGGTCAGTGCGGCTATACGGCCGGTCGGCAAAGGAATGGATGATCACAGCAGATACTGGGCATATCTCGCCTCCGGTTGCCTTTGAGTAGTACTCCCGAGTGCGGCCCGCTAAATTGAAGAGACGTATGAAGAATTGATGTCGCCAATGCTCTTCATGGCTTTCGCACTCTTGGAGAATTAGCGAGTCGCTAATTCTGATTTTCGTAGCTTTGTATTCTTCAATAAGTCGAGCTGCGGTAAGCCAGTTAAGATAGTTAGCTGGGGGAATCGTGCCGTTTTGGCTGCTTCCTACTAACGCGCTGAACGATCGCTCTAGCGTAGTCACTGCATGGGTTAGCAAGCGCTCGTTTTCTCTCGTGGCAGCAGCTTTTTCGCTGCTTGCAGTAGATTTCCTAATTGTTAGAAATGCTGCGAGAGCGGAGCCTGCGCCCGCAATGGCAGCAATTGTGTTCGCGTCAGGGATGTGGCTTACGATAGCGTGCAAAACAACTGTCCATTCCATTGCTTTTTTGCTCCACGAAAACTTTCGATTATGCCGTCGACGTAACTTTTTACCAGTCAGCCACCCGCCATGAGCGGGTTTTTTTATGCCCGCGAATAGGAGGCTCCAATGAGCTCTGGCGCAAAAGTCGTTTCACACATCATCCCCGAGGTGACGCCGGGCGTTACCCCGACCGGCACCTGGGACACGCTGCGCCTGACCGGCAATGCGCTGACCCCGACCGTCAACACCCAAGTCAGTGACGAAATCACCGACACCCGGCTGAGCCAAGGCTCGGTGGCCACCAGCATCGATATCGGCGGCGACCTGACGGCGGAATTCTCGTTCGGCTCGTTCGATCAGCTGCTGGAGGCCGCGTTCTACGGCAACTGGACCGGCAACGTGCTGAGCGTCGGTGACACCCGCCATACCTTCAGCATCGCAAAGGGTTACGACGACGTCGGCGTTTACGGCGTGTTCAAGGGCGCGCACGTTTCGACTTTCGCGCTCGACATCCCGTCCGATGGCAAGATCACCGCCACCTTCAACATGGCTTGCCTGGACTACACCGACAGCGAAACATCGATCGTCGTCTCGCCGAATGCACCGACCACCACGCCGTTCCTGTCGAACAACAACGTCGGCACGATCTTGGTGAATGGCCAGTCGCTGGAGGGCGTGGCCTGCGTCTCGGCCATGACCGTCAATCTCGACAACAGCCTGCAAACGCAGCGCTGCCTCGGCTCTGACAGTCTCGGCCCGGGTGCACACATTGCGACCGAAGCGGCGATAACCGGCAGCATCACGCTCGCCTGGTCGAAGCGGGCGTGGGAGATTTGGAAGAACACCTTCACCCGGGCGCCGATCGGCGTCGTCTTCCCGATCACCGACAGCCTGGGCAACAAGTACACCTTTAACTTCCCGGCGGTGGAAGTGGACGGCGAACTTCCGAATGGTGGCAAGCGCGACCTGATCGAGGTGACGCTGAACTACACCGTTGCCAAGGTCAGCCCGACCATCACCCGCGTTCCGTTCGTGCCGGTGGCCAGTGTCTCGGTGGCGCCTACGACAGCGTCGATTGCGGTTGCTGCGACTCGCCAACTCACCGCGTCGGCTCTGCCAGCCGAAGCCGCGCAAAACGTCACTTGGATCAGTTCGGCACCGAGCGTTGCCACTGTCAGCTCCTCGGGCCTGGTCACCGGCGTTTCCGCCGGCTCCGCGACGATCACCGCCACCAGCGTGTCGGACGTCACCAAAACCAGCACGGCGGCGATCACCGTCACTGCATAAACCTGCTCGACCTTTGGCCACCCCGGCATTCACGCCGGCCGGGGCGGCCCTTTTATTGGCGCGGCGTTGAGGAATTACCATGGCTCTGCAACTGGGCAAAAAGAAACCGGCCGTCACCGGCGAGCGCTGGGCGAACTTCGACAAGGACACCAAGATCCTGCTCGCCAGCATCGACAACCCTGAATATCAAGTCGCCCTTGAGCGCATGCGCCGCCGGATCCAGCGCAACGACGCGCGGTTTGAAGAAGGCCAGGTGGGCGTGGTCGCCGGCGAGAAGACCGAACACCAGAACCATTCCATGCTGCTGGCGAGCTTCGTCGTGAAGGACTGGGATGGCGTACTGGACGCCGAGGGCAACCCGATCAAGTACAGCCCAGCGATCGCCGCCGAGCTGCTGGAAACCAACATCGAGTTCTTCGTCTTCGTCCTGCGCGAGGGTGCAGCTGCCGCCAACGAAGCCGCTGAAGAGCGAGCTGAGTCGGTGGGAAAGCCGTCGACCGCTTCCAGTGGGAAAGCGAGTGGGGAGGGGAAAGCGAAAAACGCCGGGCGGTCTACGCGCGCCTGAAGCTGGCGGTACCGGATGAGCCCGAGAACGACCCGATCACCGCGTACCTGCTGAACCTCTACCGCAACGTGTGCCGCGGGCGCCGGTACATCGCCGGCATGGCTGGCGCCTTTCCACTGCCACTGTCGGCCCGGGAGATCTCCGACTGGCTGGAATCGCATCCGTCGCCGCTGCCGCGCGATGAGATCGACGACGTGATGTTTGCGCTGGATGCGGTGTGCCTTGCAACTGAGGATGAATGAAATGAGACGTGAAGTTAGACAAAGTGAAATGGTGGTTTCATTCTTAAGCGGAAGGGTCGGCGCGTCGTCCACCGAAATGTTCTTGAGCATCGTCGACGCGAATGAGCCGATGTTATTCCTCGACCTCTGGAACAAAAGCTCCGGACGCATTGGCGTTGCGGAGCTGCGCCTGTGCGGGAGCGAGCCTTTCAGCTCTGGACGTACTGCAGGGCTTTATGAATTAGTGAAACTGCACGGGGAGCATTTTCAAGCCCCAGATCAAGCAGTTTCTCTGAAAGGTGTTTTATGGCCTCGCCGGGAAGTTCTTTTACAGTTTGCAGAAGGCTGCTCCTCTCTTCCGCAGGTAGGTCAAAGTCCTGAATTTTTGCTGCGATGAGCTGCCTCAAAGTGTCTTCGTGAATCTTCACTGTAACCACGCCCAGTATGGCGCTTAGACCTCCATCATCAGCGAGAAAGTCTAGGCCTTGATGCGTTATTTTTAGTGGTCCGGGGGTAGCGACACGCTGTCCTATAGCCCCGCTAAACTCAGCGCTGATCAGCTGGTGCGCCGCCAGGTAGTGGATGTTCTTAATTGCAACGCCGAAATCAACACCGAGGTTGACGTGCAGTCTATCAACGGCGGCTGGATACTCTGCTTCAAGCCTTCTGAGGATTTCTAGTTGTAAAGCACGATCTAGAGACATGGCCGTTCCTTGGTCTGGAGTGAAACCTGGAAGCTACTCTCTGCCGGGAGAGTGGCGTTACTGGGGATTCGTACAGTCGAGACTGTGCGCCTGGCGTACAATGGCGAGAGAAAATTTAAGGATGAAACCAATTGACCTACGTCGTAGCAATTTCCACGATTTTGATTCTTGCAGTGTCTGTTGCCCTGGGATTCTTAGCTGACAACTGGTTCATCGCATTTGGCTTGGCGATTGTAGTTGTATCCGCAGTCACTTCGATGATCTTGGCGTTCAACGGCGGGCGCAAAGCAGCCAAGGCCGAAAAGATTTCATATGAGTCGTATGCGCCTGTGATTGACGATAAAACGTCACATTTCATCAAGTTTTCTGCGGGCATCATGGGGGTTGATACGCGAAACCCCACCAAGCACCTTCAAGATCAAATCGATGAACTCAAAAAAGCTTCGTTTCAAGATGAGAAGACATTTCGCTCTTTTAACAAGCTCGCGAATTACCGCATCGACATCTGCCTGGCACAGATCCGCTATCACGAAGATGTGACCCTTCCGAAAATTCTTGGGCAGGGCTCTGGGGCGATCATCCTTACCGGCATCCTAACCATCATTGGCTCTGTATACCTCGCTGTGCCGAGTTCGATGTACGACATTTTCTCGGGTATCGCGACCGTCCTGCGAGACCTACTGATCAGGCAGTAGGGTTTTGGCGCTTCCTGCGGATGGTGGTAGATTGCTGCCATCCTAGGGGAGTGCTCATGAATAAAATTTACACGGTCGCGGCAGCTTTGTTTTATTGCACTGCTGCGATGGCGGCGGATCCAGTAAAAACTGCCTATGACGAGGCGTTTGCGTCTGCAAGGGTGACGTTAGACCTGCAAAAAGAGTGCGAGGCGTCAGTAAAGAAGGATGATATAGGCCCATGTAAAAAGGCGATGAAAGCCTATGAAAATTTTCGCGCCAAGGCTAAAAAATTCACTGCATCGGTTGATCCAAAGGATCTTTTCAACCATGTAACGCCGCAACAAATGGATAGCCTCACCGCAATGAATCAGAAGATTGGTGAGTCCATGGATTATGTAAACCAGTATTTAGAGGCGAGCAAATAGGTCGCCTAGTCTTCGAACCGCATTGCAGGCCGCCTTTCTTGGGCGGCTTTTTTTCGCCTGGAGAAAACAATGGCTCAGACATCCCGCCTCGTTCTGGAAATCGACAGCCGGGACGCCGAGCAAAAGGCTGCCGACACTCGAAAGGCACTTGAGGCGCTCGAGGGGGCAGGTCTGCGTGCCAAGCCAGTGATGGACAAGCTGGCAGACGGAATCGACAGCGTCGGCCAGTCATCGGAAACCACGGGCAAGAAGGTCAAGACGCAGAAAGAGCAGTTGGAAGAGCTGCTGGGTAGCATCGACCCTGTCACCCGAAAGCTGGGCGAATTGGACAAGCAAGAGAAGGAACTGACCAAAAACCGGAAGCTCGGCTTGATAGACGCGGATACCTTTTCCGAGTATCAAACGAAGATTAACACCACGCGGGCAGATCTGGGACGCTTCAACGCGGACCTTGGAAAAACCGGCATGACGGCAAAGGCAACAGCCGCCGCACTACGTGGTGTTCCTGCGCAGTTCACCGATATCGCCGTATCGCTGCAGGGCGGCCAGGCTCCACTCACCGTTTTCCTGCAGCAGGGCGGCCAGCTCAAAGATATGTTCGGCGGTGTCGGGCCTGCTGCGAAAGCGCTGGGCGGCTATATCCTTGGCCTAGTCAATCCGTTCACTGTGGCTGCTGCAGCGGTTGGCATTCTTGGAGTGGCGTATTACCAAGGCTCGAAAGAGCAGGATGCCTATCGACTCTCTATCGTCACCACGGGCAATGCCGCTGGCGCTACCACTCTCGCGTTGGCCGAGATGGCAAAGCGCGTCAGCGGAACAGTCGGCAGCACGGCAGACGCTGCCGCGGCACTGGCGCAACTTGCCGGTACCGGGAAGATCGCAAGTTCAAGCTTTGAGCAGATCGCAACGTCCGCAATCGCATACGAAAAAGCAACTGGCAAAGCGGTTTCCGAGACGATCGCAGAATTTGTTCGGCTTGCTGATGATCCTGTGAAAGCGGTTGCCGAGCTCAATAACAAGTACAACTTCCTCACAGCTGCGGTCTATGAGCAAATTCGTGCCGCACAGGAAATGGGAGAGAAAGAGGCAGCGGCGGCTATAGCTCAAGAGGCGCTCGCCAACGCGCTGGGCCAGCGCGCGGCGACGATCAAAGAAAATCTCGGAAGCATTGAGAGGGCGTGGAACGATCTGGCAGGTGCGGCGAAAAGCGGATGGGATGCAATTTTGGGTATCGGCCGAGAGTCGAGCGCCGGCCCTGATCTGACCAAGCTGCGGCAGGAACTCGCGTACAGAAAAAGCCTGCTGGATACCGGATTTGAAGACAATGACACGCGCGAGCGCATCAAGGCTATCGAAACCGAGATTGCCGCGTATGAAAAAAAGAGCAAAGCGCAGCAGGATTTTGCTGATGCTGAGGCGAAGAACGCACAGATCCAGCGTGACGGCCAGGCTGCCTACGAAGGCTTCCAAAAAAGCATCGAGGATAATTACACCAAGCGCCAAAAGATGAACAAGGCGCTGGAGGTCGAGGAAAAACGCATCAATGCTGCGCGCGCGGCTGGGTATACGATCACTGCCGAGCAAGAGAAGGCAGCGCTCAAAGCCATCCGTGAGAACTCGATCTACAAAGAAGCAGCAGAGAAGAAGCCAAAGGCATACCGCGAAGACGCCGGTATGAAGGTGCTCGACCAAGCCCGCCAGCAATACGCCGTCCTTCAGCAGCAGACCTCACTGATCGGCGTACAGAAGGGCGAGGTCGACAAGCTAGGCGCCGCCGGCCAGGCCCTTGTGAAGTGGGAGCAGGAACTCGCTGACATCAAGGGTAAGCAGACCCTGACAGCCGACCAGAAGTCGTTGTTGGCCAACCAGGAGCTGATCACCGCTCAGCTGAAGAAAAACGCAGCGCTCGAAAAGGAAAACGCGCTGCGGAAGATCGCATCCGACGAGACGCAAAAGCTCGCCGCATTCCAGACCAATCTCGCAAGCCAGTTGGCGAAGGCCCAGACCGGGCTGGACAACAATCTGGCCGGCATGGGAATGGGGGATCAGCAGCGGCAGCGCCTGCAGGAGCAGCTCAACATCCAGCAGCAGTACCAGTCTCAACTGGACGCACTGGAGCAGCAGCACAACGAGGGGCGGATCAGCGACAACCTCTACGGCCAGGAAACCGAAGCCCTGCGCTCGGCACTACAAACCCGCCTCGCGATGCAGCAGCAATATTACTCGGACGTGGACAAAGCCCAATCGGACTGGTCGTTCGGCGCTTCATCGGCGTTTCAGACCTACTCCGAGCAGGCCCGCGACGTTGCCGGCCAAACCCGCAACCTGTTCACCAATGCCTTCAGCAACATGGAAGACGGCATCATCCAGTTCGTGAAGACCGGGAAGCTGTCGTTCAAGGATCTGGCGGACGGCATCATCGCCGACCTGATCCGAATCCAAGTGCGTCAGGCGGCGGTGGGTATCTTCGGCACGCTGTTCAGCGGGCTGGCGGGTGCTGGTGCATCTGCTGCCGGCAATGGCTTCGCCGCTGGATCGGCTGCGGCGACATCGTCGAGCCTAGGCGCATCGGCAGCCGGCTACAGCTCGAAGTACGGTTTCTCCGACGGCGGCTACACCGGCGACGGCGGCAAGTTCGAGCCGAAGGGCGTGGTGCACGGCGGTGAGTTCGTGGTGCGCAAGGATGTGGTCAGCCAGCCAGGCGCCCGGGAATTCCTTGAGCGCATGAACTCAAACACGAAGGGCTATGCTGACGGCGGCTACGTCGGATCGACCGTCGCAGGATCATCACTTGCACAGGCCAACAGCCCCTCGGCCGGCTCAGTGTCGCTGCCTCCGATCGTCAACAATCTCACGGTCAACGGAAACCCGGATCAAGATCAGCTTTCGCGGATGGAGGATTCGATCACGCGCGCGTCCAACAGGGCGTATGAGATGATGCTGGGAGACCTGAAGCGCAACGGACCAGCAATGCAACTGATAAGGAGAAACAGATGAATATTTCTGATGAGGACATGGAGAAGTTGGTACATGCCATCGGAGAGGCGACCTATTCCGTAGTGTTTGCCGACATCAGTGCTGGGACTGCTCCAAGTGAGCTGCGCGCCAAGGCGAATCTGAATGCAGAGATCATGGGGCGCATCATGGCTGTACTGCGGTGTGGCGACCATGTCGGCCAAGAAATTTTCGAGCTCATTGATCTGGACGTCGCACGGATGAAGGCGAGCTACGGGCAATCCTTCGGTGAGTTGCTTGGGCCTGGCGGAACGCTGAGCCAGCTCAACAAGACCTAAAACACCCGAATCCCCCAAGGAGTACCGCATGGCTCTCACGTGGCCGGCTTCGCTGCGCCCGTCAGAAATGACGTGGGGCATCGTCAACAACAGCAGGGCGTTCACGTCGACACTTTCGAACGCCCAGCAAATCATCGGCTACCCGGGTGCTTACTGGCAGTGCACGCTGACCTTCGGGCTATTGACGAGGACTCAGGAGCGCGAGCTGTCGGCGTTCCTCGGGCGGCTCGACGGTATGATGGGCACCTTCAACCTTCCGGCGTTCACCCGGCGCAGGACGAACAGCGTCGGCGCACTGACGGTGGTCACCGGTAACGCTCAGGCGCGGTCGATGGTCATCGGTGGTGCAACGGCGAACGCCCAGGCTTTCAGCGCCGGCGACTACATCACCATTGCCGGCGAGATGTTCGAGGTCACTGATCCTGCATCAGCAAATGCGCAGGGCAGGGTGACTGTACTGCTCAACAAGCGGATCCGCAAAACGCTCACGGCCGGTACCGCTGTCGAGTACCTCAACCCGTATTCAGAAATGCGGATGACTTCTGACACCTGGTCCTTGTCCGTGCGCCCTGTGGTCGCGAACGGCAGCTATCAATTCAGGGAGGCTTTCTGATGCCCTCAGCATTCCCGTTCAGCCAGAACGTGGTGAACATCATTGCTACCGGCCGGTTCATGCCGGTGTACGCCGTGCAGCTCGATTTCGTGGACGGCATGGTCTTCGCACACACCGGCACCGGTGACTTGGTCGTCGACGGCATCACCTATCAGGGAGTGGGCAACTTCGGCCAGGTCAGCCAGTCGCAGGAAAGCGACAACTCCGGTTCGCCGATGTCGGTCGAGCTGACCCTGAGCGGCCTGGATGCCTACATCCTCTCCGAGACGAACGTGCGCGGTTGCCGAGGCCGAATGGCCAAGGTCCTGTTCGTGGTGTTCGACGAGGCCGGCAACTACGCGGCGGACATCCTGTTTTCCGGCCGGATGGATGCAGCCAAGTTCTCGTTCGCTGGCAACGGCCAGGACGGCAACAGCATCACCGTGCCCGTGGTCGACCGGATGGCCGAATGGAGCCGCACCGGTACCGAGCGCTTCACCGACGAAAACCATCGCGCGCGCCACGGCGGCGATCGGTTCTTCTACGCCATCGCCCAGATGTCCGAGTGGCCCATTTATTGGGGCTCGAAGAAGGACGCACCGACATTCACCTATGGAAGTTAGCCATGCGCTACCGAGACTGGACAACCCGTCTGAATGACGTGATCAAGGCCGCCCAAGAGCGGCCTTTTTCATGGGGCGAATTTGACTGCTGCCTGTTCGCGGCGGACTGCACGGCGGCGATTTGTGGCGTCGATCCAGCCGAGAACTACCGCGGCAAATACAAGACCGAGGCCGGCGCCAAACGGCAATTGAAAAAGCAGCACGGCAGCCTTGATGCGGCATGGGATGCCCATTTTGCAAGGGTGCCGCTGGCATTCATCCAGCGCGGCGACGTGGTGCTGTACGACGCGCCTGGCGGCCGAAGCATGGCCGTTTTCTGGGCTGGCGATTATTGGGCAACAACCGACGACGGTGCAGGCCGTGTCGTATGCGAGCCATTGGCCGCGTGGAGGGTTGAATGAGCGGCGGCGTCAGAAAACTTGCCTCGGTTGTGGTCGGTGCGGTTGTTGGTTTTGCCCAGGGCGGGCCGTGGGGGGCGGTCGCTGGCGCCGCGCTGGCCTTTTACGCATCCGAGCAGCAGGAAAAGCTCAACACCAAGTCACCGCTGCGCGACAACGAACCGTCGGCGCAGACCGTACGATCGTCAAAGGCCCCGGTTCGCTTCATCCTCGGCCGAGTTTCCACCGGCGGCGTGCTGGTCTGGGCGCAGGAGCAGGCTGGCGCGCAGGGTGAGGGCGAGTGGCTGCACCTGGTGTACGTGTTGTCAGAGGGCCCGATAGCGGCGCTCGAAAATATCTACCTTGGCGAGGAAGACATCAGTTCGTTTGGCCCTCTGGCCAGCTATGAACTGGTGGTCAATCCGACCCAGGTGAACGCTTTCCTGAAGGCCAACTGCCCTGACTGGAAGGACAGCCAGATCGGCCGGGGCCTGTCGTTTGTTCGGGTTTCGCTGCAATACAGCGCAGAGAAATTCCCGTCGGGCATCCCGGATACCCGTTTCGTGGTGCGCGGCCGCAACGACATTTACGATCCGCGCACCGGTGCCGCTGGTTATAGCGCCAATACTGCGCTGCACCTGCTGTGGTTCCTGCGCGAGCGTTGCGGCGTGCCGGACGATGAAATCGTGTTCGAAACCTTCGCGAGCGCTGCCAACGTGTGCGACGAAGCGCTGACCAACGCCGACGGCTCGACCAGCCAGCGCTATCGCAGCGGTTGCGTGATCGGTGCGGACGAGCAGCGCACGGGCGTGCTGCAGAAGCTGGAAGCAGCCTGCGGTGGCCACCTGATCCGTGTTGGCGGCCGTTGGATGCTCCAAGCGGGCGCCTACTATGGTCCGTATGACTTCGAAATCACCGAGGATATGGTGATCGGCACTGTCACCGGCAGCACTGAGCCCACCAACGATTCAGCAATCAACACCGTCCGGGGCACGTTCATTGATCCGTCGCAGTCGTGGACGGAAACCGACTATCCCGAGGTCAGTGTCGCCGAATGGATCGTTGAGGACGGCGGCGAGGCGGCAGAAACCCTGACTTATTCCTACGTCACCGATCCGTACCAGGCCCAGCGCCTGGCGAACATGGAGTTGCGTCGGCGCCGCGCGGGCGGAGCGATCAGTATTCCGATGAACTTCGCCGGCTACAACTGCCGGCCGGGCCGTGTCGTGCGGGTCAACTTGCCGTCGCTGAACATCCTGGGCGAGTTCATTGTTTCGGATTGGTCCATGGGCGACAGCGAAGGCTGCACAGTCCAGGTCAAACAGTACGAGGCGGCGATCTTCGATGATGCTGTGGGCCAGCCGTATAACCCGATCGGCTTCATCAATCTGCCGGCCGGCGGTCTCGGTACACCTAGTTCGCTGACATGGACGCAGGACACCACCGCCGAGGTAACTCAGGGTGTGCTGTCGTGGCTTTCGCCGACGGGCATCGTCAAGGAATGCATCGTCATCGTCCGACAGGGCGCTACCGCAGTTCAGTCGCACAACGTACCTGCCACTTCGACGGAGATCGCCATCAACGGTCTGCCGTCTGGCAACTACACAATGAGCGTGGCCGCGGTCGGGCCAATGGCGCGCTCCGGTGAAGCAACGATCACCGTCAGCATCAACGGGCCGCCCATTCCGGAAAGCTGCGTGGTGCAGTCGTCGATCGACAACATCGTGCTGATCCCGAGCAATTCGCAAAAAGGTCTGAATGGTGGGACATACGAGTACTTCTTTAGCACTTCGCCCACGGCAACGGCCGCTGATGCCGCGTATTTAGGGCAGGGTCTGTCCTTCACCCATACCGGTCTGGGGTTCTGGAAGAACTACTACTACTTCATCCGCTCATCCAATGCTTATGGGAAAAGCTCCTTCCTTTATGTCCCGGCCCAGACCTCGAACGATGTTTCGGCTTACCTCGCCGCTCTGGCTGGGAAGGTTGGCCGTACCGAGTTGGGACAGGACATTGTCAGCGAGATCGACAAAATCCCCGGACTTCAGGAGCAGATCGACAACATCGCCGATGCGCAGGAGTACAAACCGTCGTCGACCTATCTGAAAGGGGAGACAGTGCGCGTTGGGCGGCGCCTGTACCTGGCTTTGCAGGCTGTGCCGATCAACACGCCGCCACCAAATCTCACCTACTGGGAGGACATTGGTCAGGCGATCCAGGAAGCAAATGCGCTGGCCGCGCAGGTCTCGAAAAACACGCTGGATATTGAGCAACAGGGCGACCAACTGACCGCACAGGCGAACAAGCTCGACGGGGTATACGTGCAGGTGAATCCCGCGCTGGCGGGCGATACAGGCGGGTACGCGGGTTCAGATCAGGTCTACGCCGGCGTGTGGTCTGAGCAGTCCGCGCGGTTTGAGGACGGCATTGCCACGGCCAAGCGAATCGACACCGTTCAGGCGGATGTCAATCAAACCAGTGCCGCGGTGCAGACCACCAGCCAAGCCGTTGCCACGCTGGATGGCAAGGCCTCGACCATGTGGTCGGTGAAGATGCAGATCACGGCGGGTGGGCAGTATGTCGCCGCTGGCATTGGCCTGGGCATCGAGAACACCGGCGCCGGCTTGCAGAGTCAGTTCCTGGTCGCGGCCGACCGTTTTGCCATCGTCAATTCGATTGCCGGCGGCGCTGTGTCGGTACCGTTCGCGGTGCAGGGTGGGCAGGTGTTCATGAACTCCGCCTTCATCCAGGACGGCAGCATCACCATGCTGAAGATTGGTCAGTACCTGCAATCGGACAACTACATCGCGAACGTACAAGGCTGGAGGCTCGATAAGGCCGGCAATCTTGAGTTCAACGGACCGGCACCGGGTGGTGGGCGACTGACAATGACCAACCGGGCGATCAAGGTGTACGACTCGAACGGCGTGAAACGTGTGCAACTGGGAGATCTCGACGCATGAGCCATGGACTAAGGATCTGGGGTGGCGATGGGACTCTCCAATTCAACACGGATACGGCGACTTGGCGAATCGTCCTGTCTTCTCTGGTGTCATTCGCGGGCGCAGCAGGAAAGAGCACTCAGCAATTCTCTGCGCCCGGATGTAACGCAAATAACGCTGTCGCAATGGTTCTCCCAATAGGCGCAGCAGCTGCGGATGATCGTCAGCTGGAAACTGAAGTATTAGATGGCGTTGTCAATGTCAGGAACTACATCAACGGGTACGCGGGGGCGATGTTTTCCCACAGCACCATGCGATTGATCGTTATGAGGTGGTACTGATGCCCGGATTTGGTCTTTCGGTTGTAAATGATGCTGGAGTGATCAGTATCGACTCGGAGTACTCCAGGCTGTGCGTTCTCCAGATTGGGACCTACTCAGGCGGCGCCGGCAGCGCGACGATCAGCTTCAATCCTGTAATTACCACGCAAGAGCCGCCGCTGGTATTCCTCAGACCTAACAACAACGGAGGCTTGGTCACAATTGGGTGCAGCATCCTCGGTTCTGCTGGGAATTGGACAGGCATCAATATCACTGGCCCAACCAACTATGCCCCGAACGGCAAATACTTTATCGGCGGGTTTGCACCAACTCCAACCGCTTCGTTCGGGCTTCGATTGTGGGATGGGGCCTCAAAGCTCCTGTTCGACAGCGGAAAGCAGGCCGCTGTGTTCACTCGGTTTTATCAGAATTGGACATATGTGAAGTCGACCCAGGACGCGCAAGGCTTCTACACGAACTGGTATTCATCACCGTTCAGCACTTCGGCTGATGAGTATTTGATGATCAACAACGCGGGGATGCGGATGTTGTCCGGCGACAACGTGGGAAGGGGAACAGGGATCACCTACGACTTCGCCGCTTCTCAGCTCTGGTTCACCACTTCTGCGCTGAACAACCCGTTCAGCTTTTCACTGCCTGCTGTCTTCGCCAAGCCCGTCGCCTAGCAGTTTCAACTATGGCGACGTCGCTTCATCACGGGAAAAACCATGTCAAAACAGACGATTAACCTCGGCACTGTGCCTACGGGGGCGGGCGGCGATACGCCGCGCAGCGCCTTCGTCAAGACCCAGTCGAACTTCGACGAGCTGTATGCAAAGTTTGATGGTAGCGCCGATCCCTGGGCGCTCCAGCCCATTGGCGTGCCCATCCCGGTCTACGACCATTACGGCGGCGCGGCGCCGCCCACCGGCAATGCCTACCGCTACATCAAGCTCACTGCCTCGGATTCGTACAACGCCGGGTTGCTGACGGGGGAGTCCGTTTCCGGCTCGGCCCCGCTGGTTGTGGCGACGGCAACACTGTCCTTGGCTGGGAGCCCGATCAATGGCGCGTTCATCAGCCTGATCAACACCGAGCGCCGGGTGATTCGTGCGGGCGCGTCAGGCACTGCTGAGCAAGATGCGCTGCAGGGCCACGGTCATCGACAGACCGTCGGCACCCCCGGTGCTATCGCGGACAGCGGCGCCACGGGTGTGGGTTATGACGCCGGTGCCAGCAGCAACGGTTTTGGAATTCGTTCCTCGACGGGCACAACCGGTAACGACCTGGCCATCGGTGTGCCCATCATCAACGGTGCCAACGGTTCACCGAGGGTTTCGACTGAAACTCGGGCGAAGTCCATTGGCGCAACCTTTTACATGAGGGTCAAATAATGCCGTACGCCATTGACGGGCAGATCAGCCAGGACCCACTGGTTGGCGGGATTGAAATTTCGGATGCGCAGTACGCCGCTGCGATTGAGGGGATGGTGGCCGGCCTGGTCGTGACCATCAGCGGGGGATTCAGCGTCGGCCCAGCCGCCGAAGAGCCACCAATCGAGCCAGCGCCAGTGGACCCTGTTGCCGTGGCGGTGGCTGAGTGCGCGCGCCGCCGCGCAATTGCTGACTATGCAATACCGCCGTTGCAGGACGCAGTCGACATCGACGACGCAACGACCGCTGACATTGCTCTGCTCAAGGCCTGGAAGAAATACCGCGTTGAGCTGAACCGCCTACCTGACCAGGCAGGGTGGCCTGACAGCATCAACTGGCCCGTTGCCCCGCCTGAGGAAAATTCCCCATGAACCCGCAACCCTTTCTTGAGCGGGATTTTGCCTGGAGAACGCCTATGTCCATCACTCAGCAGCTGCTGCAGATCCTACCGAGAGGTTCGCGAGTACCAGGGTTTCCGGTCTAATCTCGATTCTTTCTGCCTATTTTGCTCCACTACTACGGCTGGAGCGGGACGACTGGAGCACGCTTTAACCTTTCTATGGATAACCGAGCACCATAAATTCTCAACGGTGTTTCGATCAGTCGATAGGAAAATTCTGAGATCACTATTGTCGCCGTCATGGCGGCTATAAGCGCCATAAGCGTGGAGCCCTTGCTTTGTAATTCGGATATTTCCAGCTGCAGTATCAGCTCTCTTGTAATAGCGAACACAGGGTTGTGAATAAGGTATATAGAATAGGATCTTGAGCCAATGTACATAGCGGCTGCGTGGAGCTTTCCTTGTCTTCCAAGCAAGCTGAGATTTGCGGAAGCCAACAGAATTAATGAAGTGGCAGAAATCGAAACAAGTCCCATGTAGTAAGGTGACCAGCTGGTCTTTGAAAGTAGGACGGGAAGTGGTAGCAATATAACCATCAAGATGGTCAAAGAACTTTTTCGTCTCCCAATAAAGAAATTGCGTATTTGATCTGGATAGTATTGCCATAATATGGCGATCGTCACTCCATACAACAAGGCGTCACTGCGAGTGAACCACCATATAGTGCCCCAAGGTCTGATAGTGAGCGTCTGATAGAGCGCGAAAGCCAGAATCGGAGCAATTAAGAATCTCTTATCTTTGACAAAGTACAGTGTTGCCGGAAGCAATAAGTAAAATTGCTCTTCAAGTGAGAGACTCCAATAATGCCAAATCGGTGTAGGGTGTTCTGCGTTTCCGATCATCCAAATGTGGATATTCTCAATGTTGAGAATTCCGTAAATCCATGATTGCAGTACTAAGTCTTGAGGCCCGAAAGTTCTCGCAACATCAAACGATTCAGAGATGAAGAGGGTTACGGTGGCCCATAGAATCGCTGCTGGCCACAAGCGGAATGCGCGTTTTACAAGAAATGAAGATGCATAGCGTACGAACCCAATGCTCTGTGAACTTCTCATTAATGTTCCGGCAATTAAGAAGCCGGATATACAAAAGAAAAGGTCTACTCCGCCTCCGAGCCAGAAGTACGCGGTTACCCCATACCATTGAGGGATCAGAATGTTGAGGTGCGCAATAACTGTGATAGCGATGGCATAGGCACGCAGAACCTCGATGTCAGTGTTTTTGTTATCGATTGGTACGTGCGTCATCTTGCTTTTGCGCTCTTGCTGGAAAAAAGGAGCCGATTCTACAACTGAAAATACCGTCTGTGTGGACTGGTCTGTGTGACCTACCGTTTTCTGATCCAAACCGAATACCCGCCATCGAGCGGGATTTTTTTTGCCTGGAGAACACCCATGCCCATTACTCAGCAGCAGTTGCTGCAGATCCTCCCGAACGCCGGCACCAAAGCCGGCGTTTTTGTACCCGCCCTGAACACGGCGATGCAGCAGTACCAGATTGTCGGCAACAAGCGCGTTGCGGCGTTCATCGCCCAGATTGGCCACGAATCCGGCCAACTGGTCTATGTGCGCGAGATCTGGGGGCCGACCGCCGCCCAGCGCGGTTATGAGGGGCGCAAAGACCTGGGCAATGTCGTCGCCGGCGATGGCTTCAAGTACCGCGGCCGCGGGCTGATTCAGGTCACCGGCCGGGCGAACTACGCAGCGTGCGGCGAGGCCCTGGACCTGGACCTGATCAGCCACCCGGAACTGCTGGAGCTGCCGCAGCATGCCGCGATGTCGGCGGCCTGGTTCTGGGGAATCAACGGCTTGAACACCCTGGCTGATGTCGGCGATAACGCGAACATCGGCAGCATCATCAACACCGGCCGGCGCGGACGGGTGCCAAACGGAGCCGCTGAGCGCGCGGCGTTCTACGAAAAAGCGCTGAAGGTGCTGGCGTGATTGCCGTGCCGTGGCGAGTGATCGGCGCGCTGGCGCTGGTGCTGATCGGTGCCGGCAGTGCCTGGCAGTTCCAGGACTGGCGCTACGGGAAGCAGTTGGCCGAGCAAGCCCAGCAGCACGCCGACGCCATCAGCCAACTGAACCAGGCAGCCGCGACCGCCCAGCAGGCCGAGCAGGACAAGCGCCTGGCCCTGGAACATCGGCTGGCGGCTAGCGAGAAAACCCACTTCGAGAAGATGACCCATGCACAAAAAGACCAGGCTCTGCTGCGCGATCGCCTTGCTACCGCTGATCTGCGGTTGTCAGTCCTCCTCGACGCAACAGACGTTGCCAAGGGCTGCCGTGTGCCAGCCACCGCCGGAGCCAGCGGCGTGGATCATGCAGCCGTACGAGCCCGACTTGACCCGGCGCATGCTCAACGAATTGTCGCCATCACCGATGATGGCGACCGGGGGCTGATCGCGCTGCAGGCGTGCCAGGCCTACATACGGGCGCTCGAACCGAAGAATTCTGAATAGGTTCGAGGGCCTTTCCAGAATGCGCGGATCAGCTGCTGATTGCCTCCCGCATGCTCGCCGTTTTAGAAGGCTGGCCAGCAAGCTTGTCATCGAAGAGATGAGGTGGTTCGTCGTTGGTGAGGCTTGGGCGCTCCTCGCGCTTGCGTTTCTTTGCACGAAGCATCAGCAGCGCAGGAAAGAAAATTACGAGCCCAATCGGCCAAGCGATGATGGAGCAGGTGATTATCAGGCTGTGGGAAAGCCTGTCCCCGTGATTGAGCGCAAAAAAATCCAATACTCGAACCAGCACTGGATTGCGTGGAACTGGAGATGAATCATCGTTGACCCAGCTTCGGTAAGCATGAACTCCCTGGCTGCACACGCCGAGCAACAATGCTCCAATCCAGGCGAACAACAAGTCCAAGCTGATGATCGAGATCATGTGCATAACATCCATGTCAAATACCTGTTGTAGAGATCGAGGCAACTGTAACTATTTTGTAACACGTAACGATCTCCGGCGGGATTCCGGCGGTCGGATGAAATAACAAAATTGCTTGAGTTCGATTGCTCGGGCTCCTGGCCGTGGCCCTGATGTCACAGCGCTTGTGTTGCAGAACCGGGGAGGGTGAACCATCATTCTGATTCGAACGGTGTGAACGGTGCGCATGGACAAGCAATTGGCTGGCTACTCGATTGTGATGACTATTATCTGGGTTGCAGTCGTCCTTTCTGTCATTTATTGGATGTCGTAGTGAAGGTAATAGGTGGCTGACGTGGAAGGTGTGGTGCTGAGCGAGAAGATGCAGCGGGAGGCGGACCGGCTGCTGGCGCAGATTGTCCGGGCTGATTCGATGATCATCGCGGTGAAGGCGGGCGCGCGGGCGGATGGCTTCGTGCTGGGGCTGGAAACCGGCGGGGCTTTGCGTTCCGGAGATGCTGAAAGGCTGTACATCATTTTCGAAGCCGCCCTGGTCGAGCGCCTGAAAACGCTGACGCAGGTTTGAGTCATTTGATCGGCTTGATCAGGTCGGGGCCCTGATTCCGGACGTTCCCCACGGCCCGGTCAACCTTGTACCACTCGAACACATCTGTCGGCTCGCCCTGGTGCAGCACCATTTGCTCGGCGCGCTCTTTCGGCGTGGCCGGGTCCAGCCATTCCCGAGCCCGCTCCGGTGACAGTGCTACCGGCCGCCGGTCGTGGATATCGACCATGCCCCCGGCGCTGTCGGCTGTGATGATCACGAAGCCATCATGCTCGCCTGGCCCGTGCTCCTCGTTCGGGTATTGGCCGATGGCAGCACACAGAATCGGGGAGCCGTCCCGGTGCCGGATCAGGTAGGGCTGCTTTTTCGGCCCACCTTCGTCGACCCACTCGAACCAGTTGTTGATGGCGATGATCGCCCGGTGCGGCCAGATGGCACGGAAGAACGGGCCGTGGGCGACTTTCTCCACTCGAGCGTTGATCGGCGCGGCGCGATCCTTCGCCCAGTGTGGTCGCCATCCCCACCGAACCATGTCCGCGTGCAGGAATTGTCCCTCCTGGTGAAAGAGAGCGAGTTGAGCGGTCGGCGCGGCGTTATACCGCTCTAAGGGCTGCTCTCCGGTCGTGTTGATCAGGGCATTCGGCATGCTCAGCGCCGCCACGAAGTCGTGAATGCCGCTGTACTGTGTTAGTCGTCCACACATTGCCCGTTCCTCGCATGGTTCCTTCAGCGTAGACCCGCCGGTGCCGTCTTCGTCACAAAACCTTTTCCGATGCAAGTTGGGCAGTCATCGCGCGCATCAAATCGATCGAGGCAGGTGGGGCACATGCAAAAAACCGCCGACTCGATGTGAGGGCGCACCTTTTCAAAGACGTGTAGGTCGCGCTCTTCCTGGGCGATTTGCGCAACATCAACCAGAGCGCGGTAAGCGTCTGGATCATCCATTGGCTTGAAATCAACACCGCGAACGACTCGTTCGGTTTCAACCAGCTGATGCAGGCGCCCGTTCAATTCCAGCATCAGGCCTGAGATTTTCCCAATGTTTCGGGAAAGCCCCAAGGTCAGCCGCACACCGTCTGCGCCAGAGTAAACCTTGCCGTCGTAGGTAAAGGAGGCGCCGCGTGGTTCGTCGCTTTCGAAGTTGAATATCGACCGGTTGATTTTGCCAAGCAGCCTCCCGGTGTCGATCTGAACGACATCGTAGGTCGACGCTCCTCGGTACTGGCCCGGCGAGTTTTGCAGCTCCTCAACAGAATGCCAGTAGGCAGCGTCTGCCATCTCGTTCATATCGAACTGCTCAAGCTGGTCGATCAGTCCCTCTGTATGCAAGGCGGCCGCCATTTGATGAAGCGTTTCCCGGTGTGCCTCCGGGTTCTGCATGCGAAAGTCCTGGTCGTCGAGAGTCGCGCGCCATTGCTGGAACCGGAGAGATTTGGCTTGATCGAAATTCATGGAAAGAGATTCGCTGTACAAAAGCTGTATGCATGTACAGTAATCGAGACGGATAACGTGGGCGAGGGTGAGGCGACGAGCTGTCAGTCGGGCGCCATCAAAACCGCCAGGGTCATCTTGATGAACTCTTCGTTTTTGTCGATCGTCCAGAGAGCGCCGCGGACGTTCTCGGCGACATCAGCCGATCCGCGCTGCTCGACCCAGTTGGACAGTTCCATGATGGCGGCTTCGAGCGCGAGCTGGTTTTCGTTGATCTTGAAGAGTAGGGGAGGGAGCAGGTCGGAGTTGGGCATTTTGGTTTCCTTGGCAGCCAAGGCATCAGCGTAGCACCGTGTTACATGAAGAGTGTTTTAACGATTGGCAGGACGCCGGAGAGGGGAAAATTCGATCGAGTTATGGAACGCGTCCACAAAAGTTATGGAACACATACCGAAAGGCAAAAGTTTTCGTGAGCGCCAGAAACGACAAAGCCCTGAATAATCAGGGCTTTGTCGTACATAAAATGGCGGAGGCGATGGGATTCGAACTCATGGACCTGTTACAGTCGACGGTTTTCAAGACCGTTGCCTTAAACCACTCGGCCACACCTCCGTTTGCGTTGCGGGCGCCATAATACCTGAATGAAACAC